TTACTCCATTAGACCATGATAGGAACCGACAGAAACTACAGCATCAACAAATTTCTTCGCCGTTTCTCGATCCATTATTACGGTTTTTCCATCAACAGTTATATAGATGCTGTCTTCAGTATAGTATGAAGATCGACCGAGTTCCAGATCCATGGAGGTTTTACCTCCTTGATCCTTGATTGTTTCTTCAAAAAACATAGTAGTGGCCATAGGGAGTTCCTTTTGAGATTTTCAAAGTTAATATTTTAAGAAGCAATTTAACTTCCTAGCTTACGCTAAGAGGATACTAACACAGTAAATGGTAGCAACTTCCGTTCTAGCACATAGCGGAATAATATTTTTGTATCAGTCGCTGACTTTATGGTGAGCAGAGAATGTCAGAGCACATCGTTCAACACAGATGACCGGCGGATGTAAAAAAACCGGCTTTTGCCGGCTCAGGTTGTCATGCTGCGTTCACGTCGTCGCACTTCGGCAGCCAGTCGGCGCTGCTTTCGTCCGTCTCGGCGCTGCTTTCGTCCGTCAGGCCGAGGTTGGTCTGCACGCCGGTTTTCGTGCGCCGCTTCAGGTAGCTTTTCCCGTACTCGCGCAGGATGCTCTCCAGCGCCTGGCTGAAGGTCTTCATGCTGAGCGGGTTGCGGTAGCCATTGGCCTCCATGTACGCCAGATAGGCGTGATGGGGTTGCAGGGGCCGGATGCCGGCGTTGCCCATGTGCAGTCCGTTCGGTTCGGCGGTTGCAAACAGGTAGCCGCAGAAGTCCACCATCGGGTCGGCGTCGCGCTTGATGCGCATGGCCTCGCCGGAGTTCTGCTGCTGCTGAAGCAGCGCGCGGGCGTCCTGCGGGTTGCTGAAGCGCTGCATCAGCTGGCGCACGATAACGGCCAGCTCCGCCTGTATCTTCTCCTTCAGCTGCGGGTCGCGCTCGTCTGCCGGGATGATTTCCGCGAAGTGCAGGATGACGCGGCGGCGCGACACGCCCCCGCTGCGGTCGGTGAAGCGCATGGGGTTGTTGTTCACGGCCAGAATCACCGCCGGGATGTGGGTCGAGTAGGCGTCGCGGTACTTCGGGTCAACGGACACCGCATCGCCGCCGGTAATCGCCTTGATGCCCGCGCCGTCGCCGCTCCACTTCTCCTGGTCGGGCAGGCGGATGAGCGAATAGCCGATGACCGACGCGCGCTCGCGCGAGGATTCCAGCGTCTCAATGGTGGCCGACACGGCGTTGTCCGTTCCGGCCAGCATGGTGGCGATTTCCGCCATGATGCTCTTGCCGCTGCCGCCGGGGCCGGTGACCTCCAGAAACAGCTGCCAGTCGTAGCGGTTCGCCAGCACCATGAACAGCGCGGCCAGAATCACGTCCCGTTTCTCTGCGCTGCGTCCGGCGGCGCGGTCGAGCCACTGCCAGAAGTGCGGCGCGTGGCGCTCCAGCGTTTCGCCGGGAACGGGACGGGTATAGTCCACGTCGCTCACGGTGCGCAGCCAGTTCTCACGCCGGTGCGGGCTGAAGGTGCCGCTGCGCGTGTCGAGCACGCCGTTGCGGAATCCGATGAGCTGGCGCTGCGGCGCGGCCTGCTGGGGCAGCATCAGCTTCAGCGTGTCCACCACGCCCGCCACCTTGCCCGCCGAGAACGGCGCGCGCAGGCGCTGGAACAGCTTCGCCACGTCGCGCCCGAACTGGTTGCCGGAAATCACCTTCCAGGCCCCGGCCTCATAGCGGCAGAGGATTTCGCCGCTGGCGTCCACGGCCAGATTGCGCCCGTAGTGCTCCGCAACGCGCTCCGCCTTCTCGCTGGCGCTCATGGCCGTAAACTCGGCCTCGCTCATGGTGTCGAACGGGCTGGCTGCGGGCGGGGCTGAAGCCTGGCGCAGCGCCTGCCGGGTGGCGTCCTCACCGTGCGCGGTAAAGGCGTCGTTCCAGTCGCCGAACACCGGCGGCAGGGCCACCGTTGCGTTGCAGGCTGCGGCGGCGTGCTTCGCCTTACGCTGGCCGTCGCCGTTCAGGTCGCGGTCGGCGGCAATCACCAGCGGCAGCGACGGGTGCTGTTCACGGACCAGGGAAAGGAGGTTAACGGACGACAGCGCAATCCACACCGCGTCACCGGTCAGCGCGTGCACGGTCAGCCCGGTGGCGTAGCCCTCGGTGAGCCAGATGCGTTTCGGGGTGCCCTTACCGCTCAGAACGTGGCAGGCGCCTTTCACCTGGCCGCCTTTAAGCGTGCGCTTGTCACCGGCGGCGTTAATCAGCTGGACGTTAACCAGCGCGCCGTCCGCGTCTTGCAGCGGTACAAGCAGGTCGCCGGGGCGGTAATCGGTCAGGGCCACCTTATGCGGCTTCGTGAGCGTCAGGCATGTCTGCTCCGGCAGCCCCTTGCGGGACAGGTAGGCGTTGCAGGTGACTGCCTTCGCGCTGCTGACCAGCTGCTGCGCCAGCGCGGCCGCGGCCTTGCGGGCGGCCTCACTGTCCGGCTCCGCCTGTGCGGCCTCAGTCACCGGCGGCAGGTTGCCGGTCAGGTCATTCACGCGCGCGGCGGCCCCGGTCAGGCTGACGCCCAGCGCCTTCTGCACCAGGTCCATGCCGTCACCGGCCCCGCACTGGTTGCAGAACCACGTCCCGCGCCCCTCTTTATCGTCAAAGCGGAAGCGGTCTTTGCCGCCGCACACCGGGCACGCCGTGTGCCGGTTCTTCACCACCTTCACGCCCAGCGCGGGCAGGATGCGGGGCCACTGGCCCCGCGCGGCGCTGGCCGCGTCTGATACGGTCCTGATACGGTCATTTTCATTATGATTTCCCTCAGTGCAGCGGCGGCGCGTCGTGGATGCGCCCGCAGAGTTCGTCCATCACCACCTGGCCTAAAAAGCTCAGGCACGGGGCGGCCTTCAGCGGCCCGGCGGTCAGCAGGTCGTCGAGGAGCGCGCAGGCTATCTCCAGCCCGCGCGCCCGGCCGTGCTGGCGCAGGTAGAAGTCTTCCAGCTCGGTCTCAATGGCGCGCTCAAGGCGGGCCAGCGTCAGGCCGCAGTGGCGCTGCTGCTCGCGGCACAGGGTAAGCCAGGCGCAGGCCACGGCGCGGCGGGACAGCGCGGCGCGCAGCTCAGGAGACAGGGTGCGTGCGTTCATGCGCTCACCTCCCCGTTCATCCAGCCGTCGCGGCAGCGGGTCACCACGTCATCCAGCTGGCCGGTGATGAGAAACAGCAGCGAGGCCAGCTGTTCGCTGTCGGCAGGCTCCGGCGGGGTGCAGCAGTCGCGCAGGGCCGCCGCCTCACAGGCCAGACGTCCGGCGTTGCGCAGGTGCTGCAGTGGCGCGCAGCATCTGCACGCGGGCGTGACGCTCAGAGCGGCGCACGGCGGCAAACACAAAGACAAATTCTGAATGCGGGGAATTAAGGACGGTAGCCATAAGGGCAGTCTCCATTGAGTAGCGGTTATCGCCACCACCGGAGTTCCTACGCTCACTGGTGGTGACCCGGACGGGGGTAGGAATACCGGCCTCAATGGATACCGGCCAGCCCGAAGGCTGCCCCGCCCGGGCCACCATTACGAGTACGGCGCAACGGATACAGAACCGTTGCCCGAATAACGGGTGCACTGAGGCAAAGACACAAAAAAAGACGCATGGCGCGTCTGGTGTCGCCATTGAGTAACTCGGGTTCCTACGCCCGGCTGCCGGTTTTGCGACAGCAGAAACACTGTACCAGGGAAGGCCCCCGGCGCGCAAGCCGGGGAAAGCAAAGAAATGCAGCATGACGGACAGTCTCAGCGGTGGGTGAAGGTCATGCCGCACGCCCCTGACTCCGGGCGGCGATGCTTTCGTTCATCCAGGCGTTCACCTCGCTGGCCGCCCACGCGACGTTCTTGCCGCCCAGCGAAATCTGCGCGGGAAAGGCGTCGCGGCTGATGAGGTCGTAAATCGTCGAGCGGGACAGGCCGCAGACGTGAATGACCTCCGGCAGGCGCATAAAGCGCTCCTGCACCGGCGGCGCATAAGGGGCGGACGGGGCGGAAGATGGTGCAGTTAAAGCAGTGTGCATGGGCTACCTCTCGTTGATTCCATACAGAGCCGGGCGGGTACGTCCGGCATCAGGCAGCTCTTTATTCTGAGCATATTTTTGTGGGAATCAACAAGGCGGGATTGTGTCACCACCCTTACAAAATGGTCATTTACTGCTCATGTAAAACGAATACAAACGAATAAAAACGTATAGAGACGAGGTAAAACCAGGACTTAGTTTCTGGCTATTGAAAGTGAAAGATCAAAAGGAAATAACGCTGATGAATGTCCGGTGGGCTTTTTGAGAGGATGAAGGATGGTGAACAGTGGGTGAAGGATTCTTTTTAAACTGTTCACCCTCTAATTTACTGTATTACTTATTTTTTTCTCTCTGGTGAAGAATGGTGAAGGATTTATATAAAACTAAAAGTGGAATGTGGGTTTCGTGAGACCTTTCCCTGGCTGGCCAGAAGAAGGGCTTTTTGTCTGAGTCGTCACACAATGCCATCCGGTGGCACCGCCTGTGCCAGCTCCGGCACAATTGACTGACTGAAAACGACCAGACAGGAAAACGAAATGGCCCTGAAATGTCCCGAATGCGGTCAGGTGGCTCATACCCGGACCAGTTCTTATGAAGCACCGTCCGTAAAGCGCACCTGGTACCAGTGCCGGAACCTTGACTGCTCCTGCACATTCACCGCGCTGGAGAGCGTTGAGAGAATCATCATGAAGCCCGGCAGGCCTGTTGCCACAGATGCAGAGGTGAAAAACGGCACGGTACGTCAGCCGCAGACGCTTGGCCGCTACGGCTCAGCCTGTTCCCGCAGGGACCGGCACGCACAACCCTGAAAGAAAGAAGACGGCCAGAAACATCTAATGCCCGGCGCCTGCCGGGCTTTTTTATGTCTGTTGCGTGAGTGCATGACTATGCTGCATGAAAACGCATGAATTTCCGGCACCTGAGAACGGCAGCAAAGGCCAGCAGCGGTGCGCCCCGGAGCCACTCATGCAGGTGCATGAAAAACGCTACATGAAGTGCGCAGGCGTGGCGGGGCTACGAGTGCGCGCGACACGAAAAAGTATCGAACATATACCCTATTTCACAAAATTATCTTGTAATTAAAAGTTTCTCATAACGGGGTCTGTCGGCTTTTGTTAAAAGCAATCCTTTCTTAAGATAAAAAGAGTTAAGGCTTTGGCTGGTATTTGATAAACTTAATAACATCCTCTGCTTCGGTCTCTATTGGTGAAGAAAGGTCTAAAGGTTTCATTTCATCTTCTAATAATTTGTAGTGCTGAAAGGTTTCCTTGAATTTTTTGTTCTTTGAAAGATCCATCTCAATTCCGTCATCAGTTGAGCTAAGCGGGACAGGAAATACAAAAATAAATCCACAGAAACAAAATTCACAAATTAAATTTGGAAGTTCGATTTCATTGTTTTTTTTCTTGTATGCAGCTACTCTGGTAACTATGGTTTTAGTTTTTGCTACCAATATATTGGGTATTTCTCTTGATGGTTTTTCATTAAATCTTAACCATTTTATTGTTTCTTGATAATTTCCTATTTCTTTTCTGGGGATGATCGATAAGGCTATTTTGCAAAGTAATTTATAGTCATATTCAGGTGTGTATTTTCTTACTCTTCCTGTTCTGGTTGTGATTGTGCCGTCGGGGGCGTCAGAAACGTTAATTTGTTGGGCGTTTATGAATACTTGCCCATTATTGTTGTGCATGAGGAAATCTTTAGTTTTGATTTTTATATTGCCGCCCCTGCCTTCTAAACCATGAAAAGAGCGAAGGATATCGTATTGATAAATGAAGTTTGGCTCAATGGAAGAACCAAAGTATTCATTACATGAATCACATTCCTCATTAAGGATTAAGTTTTTATTACCTAGTGCAAAAGGAATTGCATGTGCTATTTTTTTAAATGTGGCACCATCGATTTGTGCTCTATCACAAAATCTGCAGCGACGTTTATCTTTGCTTTTTTCACCTATGCTTTTCTTTTTATCAATGCTTGGGCTGTATATGTCAAAATTATCCAGCATGTTGGGGAGTAATTTTTCTACTTTAGATATTTCTTGATGAAAAAATTCCTGCTGTTCGCTCAAAATTGATGAGTGATTTAATGATTTGACGTGAGCTTCAAACATCCACTCCTCTTTTGATGATTTAAATTCACGTGGTAGTATTATGAAATATTCATCAAGTGGAATTATTTCACAAAACTTTAATAATTTATTAATCTCAGGATGGTCTTTTTTTATCCGTGAATATGTTTCTGATATTTTTTTTTGAAGTTCTAAAGTATTTATTTGTTGCTGGTTGAGATAAAGTTTTTCGTCGATTTTTGTTACGAAAGGGCTTATCAGGTAATGGTAAAATTCAATCTCTCCTTCCTTTTTAGGTAAGAAGGTTAAAGAGAATTGACCGCAATTTTGAGTTATGATTTTAAATGTTTGTTCCATGCTATACCTTCTTCTAAATTTTATATACAAATTTTCCCCAGTACGACATTAACTCAATTCTTTGTTCAAAATATGTAGATCGATTATATGCTCTACGGACCTCATTTTTATCATTATGTGCTAAGGCCGCCTCAATAACATCAGGGTTGAATTCAGCCTCATTAAGTGCCGTGCTAGCTATAGAACGCAAGCCATGGGTATAGAACGCAAGCCATGGGCAACTAGTTTACCACTATATCCTATTCGCTTAAGTGCAGCATTAGCGGTTTGGCTATTCATAGGAAATTTTGGATCATTACGGCTGGGGAAAACGTGGCGTCTATTTGCACTTATAGGCTCCATTATTCTTAAAATACTTATTGCTTCATTCGATAACGGGACAATGTGCTCTCGCTTTGCTTTCATTCGCTCAGCCGGTATGATCCATCGCTTGCCATTAATATCAATTTCATCCCATTGCGAACCTGATGCTTCAGATGGACGCACTAGAGTCAAGAGTTGCCATTCAATTAAGCACCGAGTCTGAACGGATAGATTAGACATTGCGAGTGAACGCATAAGTTTTGGCAATTCCTCTGGTCGCAGCGTTGGCATATTCTGCTTTTTAGGCTTCTCAAATGCCATACCAACACCAGAAGCAGGGTTTGCATCAATCAAACCCGTATTAACAGCATAAATCATAATTTCGTTCATGCGCTGTACCAGACGACGAACGGTTTCAAGAGCACCACGGGCCTTAATCGGCTCCAATGCTTCTATAAGCTTTCGGGCTTTGATTTCCTGCACAGGGATCTCACCAATAGCAGGAAAAACATCTTTCTCAAGAGAACGCCAGATATCCTTAGCGTAATCCGCCGTAACACTGGCTTGTTTCAAAGCAAACCAGTTAGCTGCCACGGTTGAGAAAATGCTGTCTAAGGCAATCTGCTGCTGTTCTGTGGCCTGTTCGGCCTGAGTTTGTGGGTCAATACCGTTCGCTAACAACGAGAGGTATTCAGCGCGTAGGCGTCGGGCATCGGCCAGCGACAGAGCAGGGAAGGCACCGAGGCCCATCATGGTGCGCTGCTTTGTCGCTGGCCTTTGATAGCGGAAACGCCAAAGCTTTTTTCCTGTGGTTTTCACCACCATAAAAAGTCCGTCGCCATCATGCAGCGTCAGATCTTTATCAATGGCTTTGGAACGAAGTATTTCTGTGTTGGTGAGAGGGCGCGTAGTCCTTGCCATACGAGGCTTTCCTGAGTGAATTGGTATACGTTATTGGCATACATTCTAACGTATACCAATTCGTATACCAATAATGGCTGGATTTAGCCGGATTTGCTCGGACTATTACAGACACAAAAAAGCCCGCAGGACTTGTGCCGTGCGGGCTTTCAGGATTTCACCGGACGTGTCCGGATCATTGTGTGGTGGAGCTGGCGGGAGTTGAACCCGCGTCCCAAAACTATATCCGGCATTGATTTAATTGGATATTTTCAAAAATTAAATTTTCGCGTGCATTGTACGTGCATTTTCATGTCCTCGCTGTGTCCTTTCTCTGTCGTAATCATCCTCATCCCCTTAACTATTTCCCCGGCTGTTTCCCTCCAATAACTGCAAGCTGCGTTGGCTGCTTTGAGGTGTTGCCGTCATAATCTTTCAGATAGGAACCGTAGTGCCTGAAAAGCATTTCCGGACCTTTATGCCCCATCTGCCCAGACAGCCAGTAAAGGTTTACACCGATACTGATATGTCGGGTCGCATAAGTGTGTCGTGTCTGATATGGGTTTCGGTACCGAACCTGAGCGCGGCGTAATGCAGGCATCCAGGCCTTTTTACGAATTGCGGCGGAACCGCTCCACGGCTCCATTGTTTTCGGATCCTCGAACACATATTCACTTCGCATAAAGGTGTAAGGCCTCATCCCCACCAGCGCCGCCAGCGCCATTTCATCCAGTTCAACTTTACGGGTACCAGCTGCGGTTTTCGTGCCTTTGATGACACCCACTACACTCGCCTTTTGAACGTGTATTGTGTTGTGCACCAGGTCTATGTCCTGCCAGCGGAGTGCGCACAGTTCAGAACTGCGGAGGCCGGTATGCATGGCGAACTGGAAGAGGTAACGCCATTGATCATGGGTACAGGCTGCAAATATGGCTTTGGCCTCCTGTGGGGTGAACGGGTCAACGATATAATCGTCTTTGTCGTCGGATGTCTGTTTGGGCCGGTAGCGTGATGCAGTAACGAGCGACACCGGGTTTAGCTCAATAAGCCCATCAGTTACGGCCTCGTCCAGCGCACTGCGCAGGAATGACAGTAGATTCCTGATGGTTTTTAATTTGGCATTTTTATTGCTGATCCACGTCTTCATAGCCCCGGCTGTCAGTTCGGTGACAGGCAGAGCATGAAGCGCAGACAATGACGTGATGCACTTCTGATAGCCAGCAATGGTGGAGGGGGATAATTTGCGGTTTGTGCAGATCGTAATGTACTCGTCCAGGTATTCCCTGACCGTTTTCGTTTTCTTCACTTCACCGAACGTGGCCAGCTTCCTAGATTTTGGGAAGTAATCGCCATACAGAAAAGTGCCCAGAGATATTTTGTTTTGTATTTCGCCCAGAAGGCGATCGGCATATTTAATATTGCGTGGGTTTACCTCTAATCCGGAAAGGGGTTCCCGACAGAGAACCCCTTTAAAGGTGAAGGTAAGCTGAAGAGTGTCGCCGGTTTGGTGGCGGCGAACTGTCACGCCCCGCGGTAAAGCGGATCCCTGCTCTTTCTTGCCCATCTGTTTACCTCATCAAGATCAATCCAGCGCTCTTTAACGCCGTCCACTTTTAATACGTGAACACCCTCCTGCCAGATCTTCCTTTGTATCCGTTTGTTAATGGCTTCGACCGATTCGCCGGTGTTTTTGCAGTAGGTGGAAAGGGGGACACAATCAAGACTCATGCGATTTTCTCCTGTGAAAGAGGCGAACACATTTCCGGTAAATTGGCTCTTACAAGCGCCTCGGCAAACGGCGGGGGAACGGCGTTGCCACAGCGGGCAACCTGTTTATCTTTGGCATATTTGGTACCGCGATAATCCCGATCGATGACATACCAGGAAGGGAAGCCCTGTGCAGCATAGAGCTCATGCGGCTGGAGCATACGCATGCCGATATCGACAATCTGATAATCGGTGCCATCGACCGTGACCAGACCAAAGCGGTCGTTAGTGGTCACCGTTCCCAGCGGTTCGTCCAGGCCTACGCCGCCTTTTTCATTCCCGTAATACTTCATCAGGAACGCCCGAACCTCCCCCAGGTGATTACCGTTTGCCGTGATGGTGTGGGCCGGGCTGTCAGTAGTCTGGCCAGTGTTGGTGCCGCGAAATTTAATCAGGTTGGAGGTGACGACAGCATGGTGATTTCCGGTAGTCACGGTGTGAGCGGGCTCCTCAACGGAGCCGCCCGGGTGGCCAGTGTTGTTAACCATGATATTAGCGGTAACCAGAGCATGATGATCCGTTGTGGTGACGGTATGCGCTGGCCCGTCAACCGCGGCGCCTGGGCCGGTATAGTTTCCGCCGAAGTGCTTAGCCATAAACGCTGAAACGAGCGCAAACTTATTGCCGCCAGCGGTGACCGTTCCGACAGGTTTACCCAGATTCAGTACGCGCGGAGCCTGTCCGACTCTTTCCCCGTATCCCATCTGTATTAGGGTTGGACAGACCAGAGCGCTTTTACCTCCGCCGCCAGCTGTCAATGTGCCTGATGGTGAATCAACAGAATGGCCGGTGCTTTTGCCAAACTGTCTTACAACCACTGGCGTTATCAGGCAGGAATGATTTGTGTTGACCACAGTATTCATCGGCTGATCTGTAGGCCGGGGTGATCTGTAGGCCGGGGTTTAGCTGAGTATTTCGGGCCACCGGCACCAATGATAAAAGGTGTCAGGTGAGTTATTACCATGCCCAGCGCATGACCATTGCCGCCAGGCCGTTTAGAGGTTCCAGCCGTAATGGTCGGTACCGGCTCTGTAAGTTCCTGTCCTGTAGCGCCAGTGCGGAATTTAGTCAGATGCGGCGTGACCACCGCATAGCCATGTTTGCGCGTGATTGTCTGTAGCGGGTCGTGCAGCGACTGTCCGCGAAAGCAGTCATAGCCACCTTTGCTGGTGGTGTGATTGCACTTGACGATAAACGGCGTCGGGTTGTCTAGCACGAATCGCTGGATACCGCGAGCAATCCGTTTCATCGTGTTTTCTGCCAGCGGCTTACTGCGTCCAAATATGCTCGGGCAGGGGATAGACCAGTCGATACACTCTGCAGCCGTCCGCCATGGCTTGAGGTGTCCGGACTGCACAGCCAGGCTTTTCGGATCACCGTGTGACGGCTCCGGCCACGTTACTGGTTCCCCGTCACAGCGCATGACCATAAAGAAGCGTTTGCGGATGGTTGGCGCGCCGAAATCGCAGGCGCGCAACTCCCGGTGTTCAACCGCATAACCCAGGCCTTTCACCAGTTTTTGCGCGTCAGAACTGTGGCGGCCAATTTGCAGAAAGTCGCATACTTCATCCAGCGCAGGGTGATCAGCTGGAACGCCTTTACTCAGCATGCCGACGAACGCGGCAAAGGTTTCACCTGCGCGGGCCGGATCCGGTCGTTCATCCGTGGGTAACAGTGGCCCCCAGGTTTTAAACTCTTCCACGTTCTCAAGCATGATGACGCGAGGACGCTTTGCCAGCGCCCAGCGAACGACAATCCATGCCAGACCGCGTATTTCTTTTTTAACCGGCTTACTGCCTTTAGCTTTGCTGAAGTGGCGGCAGTCAGGTGAAAACCACGCCAGACCGACTGGCGCGCCTGCGGTCGCTGCTACCGGGTCAATGTCGAACACAGACTCACAGTAATGAAGCGTGTCAGGGTGGTTGGTGGTGTGCATGGCGATCGCGTTAGGATCATGGTTAATAGCGATATCGACACTGCGGCCGGTTGCCATTTCAATGCCGGTGCTGGCTCCGCCGCCCCCGGCAAAATTATCGACAATGATTTCTCTCACAGGGTTTGTTCTCCGAAAGTGGCCGTCAGCGACTGCGCTGCAGCAATGATTTCTGATGAGGGCTGGCGCTCCAGCAGCATGCGGTTCATGTGATGCATGACCTTGCGCTGGTACTCGGTAGCGAGTGATTTAAGGTCTGGCAGTTGATCAGCTAATAGCTGTACTTCGGCTGGCCAGACATCATTCGCTGACTCTGGGATGGGGATCGGAATGCTTCTCGGCGCCAGACGTTTCGCTGCTCGCTCAATTTGAGCCATAAACGAGGCGCCGCGGGCTTCCAGCTGATCACGACTGATGTAATCGAACTTTGGACCTCGCCAGGACTTATCGAAAACAGCGATAGCAGCACCGAACCCGGCAGACGATTCACTGGGCTGGCCTTCCTCGGGCCGGTACCAGACGGGCAGGTCAAAACTGATTCGTCCCCGAATGAATGCGATATGGTCGGCATCCTCTGGCCACCAGACTTCGCCAGTTGCCGCTTTAATCAGAAAGACGTAGCGACCGCCAGATTCACGCATTGCCAGCGTATGGGCCATTATCTGACTGCCCGTCGTGCTGCGAGGCGCGGGAATAGGGTGGGTTAGCGTAGGCTGCGCCGTTTAGCTCTGCCAGACGTTCAGACCAGTTCTGCGAAAGTGCGTTATCTTCGGCGCTGTAATACGCCTCGCATTTGGCATTACTCTCATCGGCGAAGAGGTCCAGCACGAACGGACCGAATATCGAATTTATGCCCCACCAGAGACGATCGGGCGAACGCCACTGATCGCCAATCTGTTTCAGTTGGTGGGTAGGTTGGGCACGCAAAGTTTGCAGCGCCAGGCAATAGGGGTTCATGACATGCTCAGTCATTTGAGGTATATCTCCAGATGGTTGATGCACTTGTTTTGACTGAATCGAAGGTATGATTAACTTTTGTTTGGACTTAATCTCTGATTGCATGTTTATCCACGCGCTAATAGATGGTGGATAAACCTGTTCAATAGCCGCACGCATGACAGCTGTCCGGGTTAGCTTATCTTTAATCGCTGGGAATCTTTTTTCGGTGAGGGGGACATTTATTGCAACGTTTGTAGAATCAGCGCTAGCAAATGGATATTTGCTAAGGACTCTGACATCCAGCATGCGCAGGCCATGTATTTTCACTTTGGATTTTCTATTTATATAAAGCTCCGTAAAAACCTCATCCATTCGGTTTTCCCACGCTTTAGTGCGGATAACTCTGTGTGGACCGCAGCAGCCAATAGCAACTGTTTTAAATTTGTCAGCCAGCCTTATTAGGCGCTCCATGCTTTCATCTGTATGCCAGACTGGTACAGATTTTTCACGTAGCCAGGCTGGCACACGTTTAATAAGTTCGTCATTTTCCGATTCGCTTCCCTCAATAACGTCGGGTATTAGAAAATGATTTATTCTGCTATACCAACTGGCTACAAAGTCGTAATACTGATTCCACACATCATTCCAATCTACTATTTGTTGTGCCTTTTTCGCTTTGTTCCAGCGCGAAAACGCGCCGTTGTCTAACCATATTTGGCACGGTATGTTTGCTATTTTTTTTAATTGTTCTGGCCGGGCGAACGAAACCAGAGAACATCCATCGCGATATAAAGCTTTAATTAACCAGTCAGTGGGTGTTTCCCTATCACCCCAGATTGGGCCGCCGTGCCAGTGCACTGACATTCTGACCTCGCTCATAAATTAAATTTGAATGTTTTTCAACCGAACAAATTTCTTTGCCAAATCGACTTGATAGTAATTACAAAAGTCCTGGACATAGGGGCATTCGGCAGGAGTCTCAGTTTCGTTCACCACATCGCATCCGCCTTCATGAAGGCAAATGCAGTTCAGGCAACTGAGACGATTTTCAAAGCAGTTTTTTGCCATCTGGTAGCCATTGCATCGGCCACCGCTAAAGCGATGCGGGAAATCATAGGCGGAACAGCAGCAGGTGACCTGCCGGCCGTTCCAGTAGGCTTTCCCTCAGGTGACTGAGTCTGCATTAGCTCACCTCACTGGAGATAAAGCTCAAGGCAAAACATTGCCATGAGCATCAGGATCCAGACGCATCCAGAAACGGATAAGTCATACAGGGGTTTGTGCCGCGCGTAGTGCGCGAGGAATTTTGTTTTCATTGGGATAGGGGGATAAAAAAACCGCGTTCGCGATTTAGGGTTAATCAGACACTTTTCCATCCAGGGAGAAGCCGCTCTGTTTTACTCTGCTCAACAGAAAAATGGTCATATGCGAAGTTAAACGCTTCATTCTCTGAAGCAAACAAGCGGTCGCTGATCGGTTGCCACAGCCTTTCAGCGCAACTGAGGATTAATGCCATCCAGCCAGCATCGACAGGTTTTATCATGTACCCGGGAATGTAGAGATATTCCTTGCTTAAGTTTGGCTCAGTGTCACTAGGATCCATAAAATAGAAGGTTAAACCGCCGCTGACAAACCTGCGCATATATACCACCAAATTACTGTTTATTTATACAGTAATCTAACGTCTGACTTCCGTACATTCAAGCTGAGAAATCGGCTCTCGTTTAAGCAATTGTTCTTTAACGGCTTCGCATGCGACTAAGGTTGGGTAGAGTCTTCACTGACCGGAGCGGAGACGACAGAAGAAATGATAAGGACAATGTCGATTAGCATCTAGCCATCTTGACGAATAGGGCATTGATTATAAAATGCATTGATTATAAATGTCTTGAGCAGTAAAAAACCCCGCCGTAGCGAGGGTTAATTTAAAAAAAATATATTTTTGGGATATGTATTATTCCTAAAGATAAGCCTAAATATAGCAAAAACCAAATTATTAGAGCAAATGCAACCAGTGCAACAATGATTAAGAGAAACCATTTTATTATTTTAAACCATTTTTCTCCAGCTTTGACTTTTTCCCACTCCTCCTTTAGCACAAGACTTGCTTTGTTACTGAGGTCGTTCATGGTTTCATCTTCGGTTCTAATTGCTTGGTTATTAAGTATTTCTTCCATTATCAGATAAAGCTCTCTCTCCGGAACTGTTCTCTTTTCTTCATCTGCATTTAGGCGGAGCTTTATTCTATTTGCACTTTTTTTTAATTCTAATGAGTTTTCGAATTTTAATTTTTCAGACCCGCATCCTAATTTAGATGCGGTATTTTTTGAATCGAGATAGCCTTTCCATGCTCCTATGAGGATTACTACATCTTCTCTTAAACCATCAATCCATGCCTGCCTGAACTCTGAGGTTTTATTTTCTTTAGAAATAAGCATTCCTACAAACGCTATAAAACCAGTTATAGACGCTGCAATTACAACTCCCCATGGATTCACTTTGCACTCTCCTATTAAAAGTTTAAATTTTAATCAGATTTCTTTTCATTTTCTTTGATTTTTCCTAACCAATCATCATCAGAAAAATCAATTAAGGCCTTTTTGAGGTTTGAGTATTCGAAGACAAAACTTGGAGGAGGAGTAAATTGAGATAAATCACTCAAGGTGATTAATTGCTTAATGTTACGCTTTGCTTCATATACGCGGTATTCAATTCTATCAAGATTTGACTGTGATTGTTCTATTTGTTCAACCTTACTAGAAAGGCTTTCTTTTAATAATTTATTGTCATAGGCTAGACTTTCATTTGTAATCATGAGGTCCTTAACTCTTGCGTCCTGCTCAATAATTCTTTTTTGGAAAGAGTTCATGATTTTTTCACGCTCAGACTCAGGGCCCAACCTTTCATTAATTTTTGCAAGCTCTTCTGTTGCCACCTGCATTCTGGAAGCCTGGTTTTCAATAGTAAGTTCAAGTCCGTTTTTTTCTTGCGTAAGTTTTTTTACAGATTCATTTAGTTCAAAGTAAGTTGCGTTAATTTCTTGAATGTTCTTTTGGGCACGTATTGTTCGCTCATTATCCTCTTCAATTATTCTGTTGGCCTTAGCTCGAATTTGTAGTCTGTGAGTCTCAAGATTTTCTGCTTCTGTAATCACATCTTTTTTTCTAATTAAGCTTTCTTGTTCGTTGGTTAAATTAAAATCGTCAATTTTAGTAAGAATAGATTTGTGGGTTACAGAAAGAACATACATAAAGAATGGGTATGTTAAAGTAAATAGAGTGGCAATAATGACCGGCCAAATGAGGCTATTGGAATAGGGGAATATCCACCAATGGTCTTCACTTGGTGATGGGAAGTGATTTTTAATAAAATCAATCCTATCGGCAATATACATGTTGGAAATGAATAAAAATGCGATTTTTTCCCAGTTCCAGGCAATCCATGAAATGAATAGGCTACCAAAAAAATTGTTTTTTGCTCTAAATATAACGGCCTCTTTCACCGGGTTGATGAAAATATCCTTTATAGCTGATGTGACTTCTTTTATGGATTCGTTCATAACTTGACCATATGGTTAATTTTTTTTATCAATCATACTATCATATAGCGGTTAGGAATAGTCCTGAGTGTGAATAATCTGTCAAAGTCATGACTTCACAGGCCACTCAGAGATCAAATGTCATCTTGTGTATGATTCAAGAGCCTTGGTTCTTTATACTCGCCCACTCATCAAAGCGGGAACGTAATGGTTTGACTCGATTAAGTAAATCTTAAATGGGCAAAGCCCCTGTTTTCAGGGGCTTTGCTTATATACTTTAAATAGGTCTTAGTTCTATTTCAGAACGGAATATCGTCGTCAAAGTCAGGTGGAGGATTATTGTTTCGTCCACCTCCAGTGGCTTGGGCAAGACGTGAATTGTTGTTTCCAGTTGCGGTATGCTGGTTGCCGCCCAGCATAGAACGTTGATTGCTTGCGCCCATGCCGCTCATGGTCTGCTGGGTTTGTGGCTGTCTTTCATCGCGATCGGTAAGCACGGAAAGCAATTTCTCTATGGCTTCGGCGGGAAGATTCTCCATTGCCTCTTTGTACGTCTTGCGTGTCTTAGTACCGAATGCCTGACGGATTTCGAATTTGTAACCATCGCCGCCATTTTCTTTGGTGTACAAAACCTTTTGCAGCACAAAACCAATCGGCTTACCTTCCAGATCCTTACAGTGATATTCCGGACCGTTTTCGCCCTGAACCTCAGTTGAAAATAGCTGCTTGGTTTGGGTGAGCCCCATAATTGCGTTAATCATCGCGGTACCGCCTTTAAGCGGATTTCCATCGCGGCCAATATATGAAACGCGAAGGTAGTTGATCGAGCCTACATCCGAATCGAGGGAGAATTCCATGGATTGGGACTGTGAATCGCGCCCGCTGGTAAACACAGCGCTGCGGATAGTGCCTGTATAGGCACCTGTTTCAGATGCGCCGCCCGGGCCGGATGCCTTGGCTGATTCTGGGTCAAAAGTGAAAATTGGCTGCTGCATTATGCGGTTACTCCGTCATTAAGTTCGTAATAGTCCCGGATCGCCGTATCAACAGCGTTCAGGTCGTTATCAATCTGGAATTGGTCGAACAGGCCGATCGGGGATTTAACCGGGTCCGTTCCGTCCGACTGGGTGGTGAAGTAATAGCGCCCGTCTGTCACGCCGGTACGCAGGGCAATACTGAACATCCCCTCAACCGTGATTTTTTCGTCCAGCATTTTGCCAATCGTCTTCATTTTGATTCGGCCGGCTGGTGTCTCTTCCGTGTGAGCGAGGAAATACACAATCAAATCGTCTCCCGCTGCCTGCGCTGCCCGGATCACGTCCCATGCGCCCCCACCAATTTCGGTGAACTTCTCGAACGACTTTTCACTGCGGCGCCGCATGAACTGATTACCCATGACATACTGAAAATCGTCCACGACGACGAATTTCTTACCGGCGCGGCGGGCGTGGGTGATGATCAGCACTATGTCGCCTGGCACATCAGTAAAAAACACATTGCCGGTTTTGGCAGTGAAGTCGCGAGGCTTCCAGCCAGAGGATTTAAACGGAAGACGTTTGTTTTCCGGGTTAACCAGAAAACCATCGTCGGGGTTCAGGTTCATCAGGCTGGCTGACTTGCCAGAACCGGAATCACCCAGGATAAGAACCGGAATGCCCATATCAGACCTCCAGGTAATGTTGCATGGTAAATTTCTGGTCTTCATCCAGATCCATATTTGCCAGCGCCCAGCGGAGATACCCCTGGTCCTGTCCGGCAATCTCTTCGAAGGTTTTGCCCTTGTGCTTGCCAAAGCGCATCGTGTGAAGCAAGGAAGGCCGTGCAGATATGTCGCGCATCTGGGCTATCGTCAGGCGCGCGTCACGGTTCAGGCGTAGCAGAAGCGCCGCTGTAACGTAACAGTCGTACAGCGCCCGGTGCGCGTGAAGGTTTTCAGGCACATCAACATCGAGCATGAAGTGATAACGCAAATACTGGTTGGAATGGCTTTCCAGATCCGGATAAAGCTTGCGGGCCAGCTTGAGCGTGCAGATCCACGGCGCGGTTATCTGTGGCAGTTTTGGCCGGTCAAACGCGGCGTTGTGCGCTAAGTAAACGTCGGCACCCAGATAACGATCAATTACATCGCTGATCGGCGGGGCATCGGCAACCATCGCATCAGTGATGTGATGCACTGCCATGGCGCCAACGGTAATCGGCTCGGGCGGCTTAACAAAATCGCTCATCGGGTTACATAGCTTGCCACCAACGATGTCGATGCTGGCCAGCTCACACACGCCGCCCTCAAAACTGGTAGTTTCAGTGTCTATCACGCGAATGATGGTGGACATTCAGAGCTCCTGATTTAGCGTCCGCGTTTGCTTCACGCTGGGCCAGCTGGTGGGCCAGCATTTCCAGATCTGCCGGACTGATTTGATTTTGCTCGCACAGCGCCAGGATGGTACTCAGCGCCAGCGAACGCATGGCCTCGTTAATGGCGAATTCAGTTGGGATGGTTGTCACTGTCATAACAGGCACATTCCCGTCACCACACACAGTGCGATAAGTAACGGCGTCAGCCAGTGACGTGGCTTTGGGTGGAAATCAGCGCCCGTCAGGCGATGTTTGAACTGCAGGCGTTCGACAGGGGTCATGAGATACGTCTCCTTGGTTTGCCCTGGCGCGCTGCCGGGACGCGGATTGTTTGCTGGTAAAGAAGGGCGCAGCCTTTATCGCTGCAGAATGAACGGACCTCGCTGCGGTTTCAGAACCTGATAGCAACTTGCTTTGTGTCCGTTGGGTGCCGGAACCGGGCGCAGTATTCGCACAGTTCAGATTCGATAAATTCCGTGCCTGACTCGAGTAACAGCCATTCGAAATGGCGTTCCCGCTGGCCGTTCGCATCGATGTAATACACAAAGGTTTCGTCCTCACCCTTGTAATTCGGCTCAATGGTGCAGCCGTCGAAAATGACGACGCGGGCACCGATACGGATCGGCGTTCCCTCGGGCAGTTCGCTGATGCGCTGCCGGGTCAGTTTTGGGATGAAATTCATGGATACCTCGGAGCGCTGAAAAGCAGTCAAAAAAATGCCCCCGAGGCGGGTGGGGAATATTTAGAAGTAATGACTTACCAAATTCATTAATGTAAAAGTTGTTTTTCTGGATCAAAAAGGAGTTTTATATGTTGAAAGTTGGTGACCGTGTGACACTTAAACATCAGCCTGGACGTTGGTTGATTGTTGTAAAAATTTCAAATGAAGATGATTTAGCATTGCTGCGATTCGATGCCGTTGATATTAATGGCAAAACTTATACAGGGATCACGCTTGCAAGCATTGATGAGCATCAACCTGTATAAAACTCAATAGTTGCCGGGATGATGCCCGGCTTATCCACCGCCTTTACTTTTAAGCCCAATATCTAACCGCGGTACTCCGGGCTTGCCCTGGTGAGGCATTTTCAATGAGCATCAATCGACCTATCTTTTGATGCTTCTGGCACTACGTAAAAAGTGAAGAGTGCCTGCAAAATCGCCTTGATGAGAGCGGCGTTTAGCAAACTGTCTCTGCCTGCGACGCCAACGGCGCCGGTCTCCAGCAATACGTTTTGAAATAATGTCTTTAAATTGAAGTTTCATGCTCACCCCTCGCCAGTTCGTTTTGATGCTGCGCCTGCTATCTCACGCAGCTCAAAAAAAACTGAATCACCACACTGTCCGCCGCATGCCTGGGATGCCTTTACCCCGTGAGGTCAGGGAATGCCAGGGTGCTGAGTTCGGGCCTCTCAGCCACCAGCGCGGTGATTACATGTTCACTTGTTAAAGAGCAGAACAGCTGTCTGCGGTGGGCTGCGTCGTGCTGTGATTAGAAGTTTATTAAACTATAAACAACTACGTCAAGTAAACGCTAAACATAAAGGCGAAGTTAACCATTAACTAATTAAAAGTTAAGTGAATTTATTTTTTTAATTTAGGCAGGAAGAGTAAACACCAGCCGAAGCTGGTGTGTTTTAAGGAAGGTTGGTTATTTTTGCATCAACGACAACGCCAATGATACGGCAGTTGCCGTCGATCTCCATCAGCGGGTATTGAGGGTTAAGGGGTTTAAGAAACTTTCGGCCTGCATCCATTACGAGTTTTTTGAAAGTTGCTTCATTTTCTGAGTCTAATTTAGCAACAACAAGCTTACCGCTTATTGCCTCAACCTCTGGATCGACAAGAATCATCATCCCCTCTGGGATACTCAATCCTACTGGAGATGTCATAGAATCGCCCTTCACCTCTAGCCAGAATGAGTATTCTGAGCAATCCACGGTAGTTTCATACCATCTATCAATACTTTTGCGATGATAAGGCTCAATGGCCTCTGCCCATTCGCCAGCACTAACCCAGCTGATCACTGGAAATTTCCCTTTAGGTTGATTCGGTCCCTTATAAACCACGTTCGCATACGGTGTCTCAGGGCTATCAGCTTCCTCATCGAGATAACCCGATGGCATGCCATAAGAAGCCTCAATCCTCCGCGCAGCTTTTTCCCCAAACGAGGCTTTCCCTCCCATCAACTGGGATAGGTAGCTTTTCTCATTTGTGGGAAGCGTCTTATTGGAAAACCACGCTTTAAGGCGCATTCGCCGATTGTCAGTAATGTTCATTTCGCCATTTTGATTAGTAATAACTAAACAAGCAAATGCTTGACGTTAAGTTTAGTGTTTAATAAACTCCAACAAAAAATGAGGTGTCCTATGGATCTTAAAAATTACATTGATGCATTAGAACGTGGCGAAGCAAAGAAATTAGCAACCGCTTTGGGCGTATCAAGTTCGTTCCTCTCTCAAATGGCTTCTGGTCGCAGTCCTATTTCACCTGCTCGGTGCGTTGAAATTGAGCAGGCTACAAACAAAGCAGTTACGCGCAGAGAACTGCGGCCGGATGACTGGGAACGGATCTGGCCTGAGCTTTCTGCATCTTAATTCACTGACTTAAAGGAAGAAAATAAATGGAATCGTCTGCAATTTCGAGCAATTCGGTACGTGTTAACTGCAAGCCGGAAACGCTGGAGAGCTTTTTTCACCGTGAGGCAATCAATCAAGGTAATAAGGCCCTGGCGCTCGATATGGGGATTCATCCTTCTGGTCTCAGTCGTCACAAGATCCGCATCTGCCAACTGGCATGCCGAATGATTCACCAGCTGGGTTTGCCAGAGGGGTGCATAGCGGCGCCGGGTTGCGAGCAAAACGTGATCTTGACTGGTGAAGAGGCGCGAACTCTCTTATCGATGCTTGAGCACATTCGTTTGAAAGAGGGGGGCGCTGGTGGATGAAAGGTTTGTTGAAACCGACAAGCGCTTTCGGGACAAGCGCGGCATTGTCGTGCGCATCATCAGTTACGACAGGCAGGAACGTAGGGTCATCTTCATGCGGCCTGATTACGAACATCTGTGCTGTGTGCCGAAATGGTACTTCGAGAAGTATTTCATTGAGGTGGAAAAGGGCGACTGAACAGCGGGAACTGTCCAGTCGCGTACAGCGTTGCTTTTGGGAAGCGAGGTCAATTATGCGACAAAAACGCCGGAAACCGCAACAGGAAACTACTGTACATAAAGACATGGCGCGAGAAGAGTTAGTGCGCCAGTATTCCCCTGAAGTCGGACGTCAGCTGCGCCAGCTGCTGGAGCAAGTAAAGCGCGAGAGGTCAGGGCATGAGTAATACCGCTGAAATTATCCATTTTCGTGCTCACAAAGAGCATGGGGAGCTACGCATGGCCGATACCGATGACGGTTATACACGGCTGGCTAATGAGCTGTACGAAGAGCTGATCGGCGCTAACCTCACCCGTAACCAGGCGAAGGTAGCGCATGCTGTTTGCCGCAAAACTTATGGCTTTAACAAGAAGCTGGACCGTATTTCTGATAGCCAGATTTCTGAGCTTACCAAGCTGCCACGCCAGAAGGTAAACAAGGCCAAAAATGAGTTGATCGCCATGCGCGTTCTGCTCCGTGTAGGGATGCATATTGGCCCAAATAAGCACCTGTCTGAATGGCAAATACCCCAATGTCACCAAGATGGTGTCACTGTCACCAAATCAGTGACAAAAAGTGTCACCAAAACAGTGACAGGGTTGTCACCAAAACAGGGACACACAAAAGACACTATTCAAAAGACAATAAATACAGATCCCCCTAAAGCCCCCAAGGGGGAATTTTCGGAGGAAGTTTTATCACAGGCAAAACAGGTCCTGGAGTATTACAACGAGGTCACAGGCACCACCTGCCGCTCTGCAGAAGCCTTTGCTGTTTTACTTACTGAACGTCCATCCCGCGAAGCCTACACCGTTAATGACCTCAAGCTGGTGGTGCGCTGGGTCGCGGAGACGTGGAAACGCCGCAACGGTACGGTCGCCAAGCCCACGAACATCTGCCGTGTGAGCCGGTTCGACGGCTATCTGGCTGACGCCACCCAGTGGGATGAAAATCAGGTTGAGGTTGATTGCGATGCTGTGATCGATGCTTACAACGATTTAGCGGCCGGCCGTCTGATGTATGCCGAAATTGACGAAGACAGAGTGAAGGCTATCCGCCGTCTGGCTACACACTTCCCCCGTGAAAAAGCTGCAAACGAGTATTTCCGTAATTACTTCAGTGCTTTTTTTAATGAGGCCCGCGCTTCCTATTTCGGCAAAAGCAACAGCGGCTGGCATGCCAACTTCGACTGGCTGATGAAGCCTGACACACTGCTCTTGGTGCGGAGGGGTAACCATGTCTGATCTGTATCTTGAAGCCAGCGTGCTGGGTTGTCTGCTTCATTCCGGTTTAACGCCTGATGCCTACGACGTGCTGGCTACCGTCGAGCCAGCAGCATTCACGAACCCGTTTTACTCAAAGCTGTATACCGAGATTAAGCGCCAGGCGACGCAGAAGAAAATGATTGATGCGCTGCTGGTGGCTGAGGCCATGGGCAGTGAAAACGGTATTTTTGCTGACGTTATGGAAACCATGAAGATGGTGCCGAGCGCGGCGAACATGAAGGGCTATGCGAAAAGTCTCAATGAAAAATACATGGTTCGTGGCTTTGTCAGCCTCATGGAGAGCCATTACGAGAAGATCACCAGCGCCTACAACCACGATACCGCGATGCAAGGCATTCAGGATTTCACGCGCCAGATGATGAACATCAGTCGGCCAGATGAAGAAGTGTTGCCGATCCGCGCAAGTGAGTTGCTTGACGGGTATATGGACACGCTCGAAAAACGCGTAGCCGGTGATGAAGAGTCAAACACCATCAAAACGGGCATCGATGATCTGGATGAAATCACAGGTGGATTAAACGACACCGACCTGATCGTTATCGCTGCCCGCCCGGGTATGGGTAAAACCGAGCTGGCACTGAAAATCGCCGAAGGCATAGCCCAGCGCACTGTTTCGCTCGGAACTGAGAGGGTACAGCGTGGCGTTCTGATTTTCAGTATGGAAATGCAGGCAGGCCAGATCATTGAGCGCCAGCTGGCGAACGCGTCCAACGTATCCGTTTCCAAACTGCGCAAAGCCAGCCACCTCGATGATGAGGACTGGGGCCGGATCTCCATAGGTCTGGCTGAGCTTGCGAATCTGGATGTCTGGGTTGTCGATGCAACAAACCTAAGCATTGAACAAATCAGAGCGGTGGCCACTCGTCACAAAAACCGTTATCCGGGCCTGTCTCTGATCCTGGCTGACTATCTGGGGCTCATCAAAAAGCCATCGGCAGAGCGTAATGACCTGGCGATCGGCGAGATTACACGCGGCCTTAAAACCATGGCGATGGAGCTTAATACGCCCGTTATCTGCCTCAGTCAGCTGTCGCGCGAAGTGGAAAAGCGCCCAAACAAGCGCCCGTTGAATGCCGATCTGCGTGACAGTGGCAGCATTGAGCAGGACGCAGACGGCATCTGGTTCATTTATCGGGATGGTGCCTATAACCCGGACAGCCCGGCCGCACACCTGGCTGAAATCATTATCGGTAAAAACCGTCATGGCCCACAGGGTGGCGTGGTTTATCAGGAATTCCGAAACGGCCATTTCCGTGGAACAGATCAGGCAATAGCGGCGCAGCTTGCCCGCGAAAGACCGGCGCAGGCTGGCCGGGATAAATCATCACGCAAGGGTAATGAACCAACGGGGAGATTATTTTGATCCAAATTTATGACATCACGCCATTGGGCAAGCCCCGTCAGACTCAACGAGACCGCTGGGCAAAACGGCCGGCTGTTCTCCGGTACCGGGCTTTTTGCGATGAGGTGCGCTTTAACCAAATCAAGTTGCCTGACAGCGGTTGTCACATCACGTTTGTATTGCCCATGCCCGACAGCTGGAGCAAAAAGAAGCAAGAAGCGTGCGCAGTTTAGCGGCCAGCCCCACCAGCAAAGGCCCGATGTCGATAACCTGCATAAAGCGTTGATGGATGCCGTGTTTGAAGAGGACAGCGCCGTATGGGATGCACGTATTACAAAAATCTGGGGAGAGAAAGGGCAGATAAGGATCGAGAGCATTGCCTGAAATTATAAACGCAGCAAAATTCAGTAAGGAGAATCACCTTGAACCTTGAAAGCACGATAAAGTTTTTCGCACCAAAATCACCTATGTTCAGCGATTCTCCACGGGCAACGGCCAGTGACAGCCTGGATATTTCGGATGTGATGGCATCCTTCGGGCTGACTGGCGCGCAGGCTCGTTTCGGATTTGAATTATTCCTGTCCAAGCATGGCATCACGTCCAGTGATCGCGCCGTAGAAATGTTAGCGGAATTTGGTTTGAGTAAGGCGGGGCTTTTCCGGGCAGTCGCCGAACTCGATGAGAATATTAAACGCGAATTTGTGCAATTGCTCGCAACGTTTGCCTACATGGACTATTCGCGCAGCGCCGCAAGCCAGCGTCCCTGTACCTGCTGCGGTGGTACCGGTTTTATCGACACGGAGGTATTTACTACTAAATCACATATGCCCTTCGCGGCGCGTGATCTGGTTAAAGCCTCTGTGCGCTGGGGTGTTAAATATTTCATACCATCCAGTTATGAAAAAGTCAGAGAGGTAAGAGAGATTCAACGTGTCCGTTGCGGCACCTGTGAAGGGAAGGGCGTGATCAGCAATGCGTGTCGCTGTCATGGTAAGGGTAAGGTGCTGGACATTGAGCAGAGCGAGATTCAGGGCGTACCTGTCATGAAAACCTGCACCAAATGCACCGGCCGTGGCTATGCGCGCCTGCCTGCTGAAACTGTTCGCCGTGCTGTTGGGTATGCCGTTATGGCAGTAAGCCAGCCAACGTGGTCGCGCAATTTTAAACCGTTCTATGAAGCGCTCATCACCCAGTGCCACAAGGAAGAGTCCATAGCGGGCGATATGCTGCAGCGCGTGACCGGAAACAGCGAAATCAGGCACACGAAGCAATAAGATTTATCTCATGTATTGACGGCGTGAATAAAATGGACCATTATCACGCCAATGATGGGATTTCTCCGCGCTGTTCATCAGCCCATACTTTAAGAAATCACCTCAAACCCTAAATTAAGGCTCGCCACTGGCGGGCCTTTATCATTTGCGCCTGCCCGTCATTTCCCATTACACGCCTTGTAACGAAGGGGTGGTGCGCAATCCATAACCGACTGTGCAAAACACAGTTTCCATTCATTGGCTACCCAGCGGCAGCGCGGTGCTTTTTCATTCGACACGAAAAAGGCTAACCGGGCTTGTACAGTTCAGAAAGTAGACAATTCCTAATTGGACAAGTCCCCGCACGGGGGTGGATATGAAAATTATGCCTGACAAAATTGCATCAGGGGTTACCTACTGCGCGTCGGGTGGCCTGGTCTGTAACGGCCTTTTCAACTGGTACGACTGGGTTTATCACCTGGACTGGAATTTTATCGGTCTGGTCAGTGGTGTGATGCTCGGGATCGCGACCTTTGTCGTGAACGCGTATTACAAGCGGAAAGAGAGCAACCGGGAAGAACTGGCCAGAAAGTTCGAGGCGGAGCAGGAGAGTTTACGCACTGCGGCGATACAGAGTTATTTAAACCGATCACCCTCGCATGACGAGGACAAAGCGCCAGAGGTGGTTGATACGGTCAACAAGGCTTTGAAGCTTGCGGAGAAGGCATAATGGCTATTTCACCCGCTTTGCGTAAAAGTCTCATCACAGCTGCTGGTGGCGGTGCGTTAGCGATCGCGGCTGTTCTGATCCCGAACCTTGAAGGTAATTCTTACACGCCATACCGTGATGTCGGCGGCGTCTGGACTGTGTGCAACGGCATAACTGGTCCGGACGTAATTCAGGGGAAAACATATACCCAAAAAGAGTGCGACGCGCTTCTGCAAAAGCACCTGCAGCCCTATGCCCGTTCGGTGGAAAGGTCCGTAAAGGTGCCGTCGAATGCATACCAGAAAGCCGCTCTTATCAGTTTTAGCTATAACGTCGGCGTTAATGCATTCGAGCACTCATCGGTACTGCGCAACCTTAATGCCGGCCGCTATCAGCAAGCCTGCGATGGCCTTCGTAGCTGGGTATATGTTGACCGCGTGAGGATTCAGGGGTTGATGAACAGACGAGAAGTTGAGCGTGAACTCTGCAATTGGTGACATAATTAGTTCAATCATCCGTTTGCAGAGGACACCACCGCATGACAATGATTATTTTATTGATAGCTGTTTATTTGATTTTTATCAGGAATAATTTTTGGTGGGTTTTTGTTGCCTTGTCTGTCATCACCATGACTTAATTCCGGGAAAGCAATACTAGAAACTTTTATCAGAGCTGCTGATTCAGGGAAAAAATGGAAGTTACTCTCTAAGTTATCAACTATGAGTTTGTCTCCATCCAGATGAATTTTGAAGCGTCCGAAAGAAACCCTTTTCCCACTAATGAAATCAAAAGCTTCCACATCTAAAGTGTTCTGTAAAATGCGTTTTTTTCCCTCAAGTAGGACATAATCCCACGGGATAAGCTTTCTCAGCTTGCCAGTAATTATCGTGCCATCTACGCGTGAGTTTTCAACGGTCAATCTGATTTCCATGCTGTCCTTCTGATCGGATAGCCACTTCGGAGGATCTAAGTCACCCTCAGTAGAATTGTTCCAAACGCCTTCTAAAGCTTTTGATGAGCCATACCATTTTTTAAAAGTGTTTACATTATCAACTACTTTGTCTGAGTTAATTAAAAGCCACGCAACGCAAACAACAATGACTGTTATGCAAGGCCAAACGACATTCTTAAAAGTTCCCATTTAAGTTTTCTCAGCTAGAGGTCAATTAACGAATGATACCAACTGCTATGGGTTAGGGAAATTGATGAATTTTATGATATCAAGTTGGCGCACAGCATTGTCTTGTCTGCTGGTGGTGCTCATAGCCGGTTTATTACTGGCGGTGGGCCACTATAGAGACAACGCCGTAACGTTCCGTGCTGAGCGCGATCAGCAGAAGTTACTGGCTGACAGTCGTCAGGCTACTATTGATGACATGCAGCGCCGCCAGCGGTCTGTCGCGGCAATCGATGCCAGATACACGAAGGATTTAGCCGATGCGCAAAAAACCATTAGCGATCTGCGTAGGGATGTCGATTCTGGGGCTAAGCGCCTGCGCGTCTCAGCCAAATGTGATAGGCCAGTGTCCGGTAAATCCTCCACCACCCGCGTGGATGATGATGGCAGCCCCCGACTTACAGACGCCGCTCAACGGGATTATTTCACCCTCAGAGAGCGAATCGAAACCGTCACAAAGCAACTGACCGGCCTGCAGGATTATGTGCGTCAGGTCTGCTTAGCTCCCGCACCCTCAAAAGGTAAATAAATCCATGTATACCACTACCGCACTCATTACGTGGGCGTTGATTACGCTCGTCACTGGTTTCGCTGCTGGCTGGCTGGTGGGCCTGTTTCGATCGAAGAACAGCCCCGAGAAAGCAAAGGAAGTGGTAGCGACAATTAGCGTGGACTGGCAAGACATCGAAAAGCACGTTGAAGACAAAATCAATGAGCTTACACATGATTTGCTCACAGAGCAGAAAAAGCCCAAAACCGAAGAGGCGCAAAGTGATGCGTCAAAAAAGCCTTAACCGACACCCAGGAGAAACAAATGTCAGAACCACTTAATGACGTCCCAGTATCAGATTCTAGTTCAACAGCGCTTTCAACTGCCACTGTGGCCACATCAACCGTTGCAGATGTGGCATCTGTTGAAACCAAAGATGGTGTACACGACTTTGAAGCGGCACTGCATTTCGTGCGTGATGGCGTCAAAAAGCTGGGTGATGCAGCAGAAGATGAGCTGATCGCACTTGCTAAGAAGTATCTATAACATTTCAGAAGCCACTCATGGAGCGGCTTCGAAAATGTCACACCTAGTGGATTTGTGCCTTCGCTTCTTCACACATTCTCATCTTCAACATTGAGAATAACATAAGGAATTTAATGCGATTTGGAGTTTCTTCAGATATAAAGTTGTAAATGATTCCTTTATTGATTTGGGCTTGAAATTCATTCATAGGAAGAAGATTGGATGGATAATTAGCGTTAATGAGAGATGTCAAAGAAGCAATTTCAGAATTGGTTATTTCTGAGTTATCAATTTGATGTGAGCGCGCATTCCTCAATTTATTCATTCTTTTTATCACTTTATAAAGCTCCTCACTCAAACCAAGATTATGAGCTAACTGATTTTTGGCAGCAAAATCCAAGCCTAAGCTCTCTCCAAATCCCTTGAAAATATTGCCATTACCTGTTGCACAAGCACACCAGGCTTCTAAGTCCTTTTCTAAGAGAAGGTGTAGTCGTAAAACAGTACCTATATCATCTTCAGTTTCAGCGGCTGCAATGAATTTTTCATGCTGCCCTGTATGTAATGTTAGAAATTCAAACTTGCCAAAATTGAATTGAAATGGTTGTTCTTGTTCTTTCATTTTTCCTCCAGAAGTACGTTGTTTACTAATAATGCTAGCTTTAGATCAAAGGTATTTTTATGGCAAAACCGGACTGGCGAGCCTTGCAGAAACGGTTCCTGTCCGAGCATGCTAATACCAGTATATCGCCAAAAGACTGGTGCGAAGCGCAGGGGCTGAATTATTCATCTGCGCGGCGTTATATCAAAAAGCCTGGTGCGCAAAATTCTGCGCAGAAAAATAGCGATGGTGTGCGCAAAAGTGAAACTGCGCAACAGCCAGATATCAATGATATGGCGGACTCTGCGCAAGAATTTGATGTGCGCAGTTACGGCCTGACAGAGCAGCAAATCAGGTTTGTAGAGGAATATCTCATCGACCTCAACCGCACTGCCGCCTATAAGCGTGCTGGGTACAAAGGCGAGGGCAACACTGCCTATGTAAATGCATCGCGCATGCTAAGAAATGCTAAGGTCGGCCATGCTGTGCGGGATGCAATGGACGCCCGCGCAAAGCGCACGCGGATTTCTCAGGACTCAGTGCTGCAATGGTGGTGGGATATAGCGACTGCCGACGCCACACAGCTTGCCGAACTACATCGTTATTGCTGCCGCTATTGCTGGGGATTCGGTCACAACTATCAGTGGCGGGATATGGTTGAGTTCGAGGAAAAAAGGGTTGAGGCGGTCGAGCGCAAGCAACGCGAGCCCAACGATTCTGGGGGATTTGGTTACGATGCCATGGTTGATCCAAATCCTGACTGTCCTCGCTGCAACGGTTTGGGCCTCAGCCGCCCAGTATTTCACGATACGCGTGACGCTACCGGCGCGGCGCGGCGTTTGTTTGCAGGTATCAAAGAAGGCAAATTCGGCCTTGAGATAATCACGCGCAATCAGGACGAAGCGTTGAAAATGGTGGCGCAACACCTGGGCATGCTGAAATCGAAGACCGAAATCAGCGGGCCAGAAGGCGGACCAATACAGACTGAGCAGGTCAATTTGACGCCTGACGAGGCCGCAGAGCTTTACCGCAAAATGATGGGATAACTGCCGGAAATAGCGGTTTCGCTGCCTTTCAGGGCTATGCATTTTCGGGCCGCTTTTATGCACCGTTTATGCAGTCCGTTTTCAGCATTTCCTCTATGAAATCATCAGGAAATATGTCTTTAGCGACTAACTGCGCGTGAGTGCTGTTTCGCCAGGGCGGGTAACATCTCTTATGTTAAATAGCGTTTAAATCGGAACAATTTCATGCCTATTCCTTTCCCCTTCGATTTCCGTAATCCGGATTACACGCAGGTGTTTGAATGGCGCATGGAGAGGTTGCAGCGTATCAGGCAAAACCTCGGCATGCTGCCCGCAATGAAGGCTTTTTACCGTGATAATCCGGCCCAGTTTATCATTGACTGGGGCATGACGGTTGATCCGCGTAACGTTGAGCGCGGCCTGCCTGCGCGAATCCCGTTTCTGCTGTTCCCCAAACAGGAAGAGTGGATACAGTGGTTTGTTGAGCACTGGCGCACCTCTAAGCCCGGTATTACCGAAAAAACGCGTGATATGGGCATGTCCTGGCTGACCGTCGGTATGGCTGCATCGCTGTGCCTGTTCAATCGCGGCATTATTGCCGGGTTTGGCTCGCGCAAAGAGGAATACGTAGACAAAATTGGTTCGCCCAAGTCGCTGTTTGACAAGGCGCGTAATTTCATTGGCCTGCTGCCCGTAGAGTTTCGGGGCGGCTGGAATCCCAAAGCACACGCACCGCACATGCGGATCCTGTTCCCTGAGAATGACTCAGCGATGACGGGTGAAGCCGGTGACGGCATCGGGCGTGGTGACCGTACATCATTCTACATCGTCGATGAGTCCGCATTTCTTGAGCGTCCCTATCTGGTGGACGCCTCATTATCGGCAACCACAAACTGTCGTCAGGACATTTCAACGCCCAACGGTATGGCGAACTCGTTTGCTGAGCGCCGCCACAGCGGCAAGGTGGACGTGTTTACTTTCCACTGGCGTGATGATCCGCGCAAAGATGATGCCTGGTATAAAAAGCAGTGCGAAGAACTCGACGCCGTGACCGTAGCGCAGGAAATCGACATCAACTACAGCGCGTCTGTTGAAGGTGTTCTGATTCCGTCAGCCTGGGTGCAGGCGGCGGTCGATGCTCATATCAAGCTGGGCATCCAGCCCACTGGCCAGCGCATGGGCGCGCTTGATGTCGCTGACGAAGGCAAAGACACCAACGCCTTTGCTTCGCGTCACGGTTTCCTGCTGGAAGATATCGAGGAATGGTCAGGTAAAGGCGACGACATCTTTGGCACCGTCCAGAGGGCTTTCAGCATTTGTGACCAGCGTCGTCTTGAAATGTACCGGTTCGACTCTGACGGGCTCGGGGCGGGTGCGCGCGGCGATGCTCGCGTCATCAACGAGCAGCGCAAAGAGCGCCGGGAACGCCAGATTACCGCCTCGCCATATCGTGGGATATCGTGGGAGCGGATCGCCTGCCAATCCGGAGGATGAAGCGGTACCGGGTGAATATGGCCAGCAAGGGCGGCTGAATAAAGATTTCTTCGCGAATGCCAAGGCGCAGGGCTGGTGGCGGTTGCGTACCCTGTTCCGCAATACCTGGCGCGCCGTCGAAGAAAAGATGCCGTTCAGTCCTGACGAAATCATTTCGATATCAGGCAGCATGCCGCTCAAAAACAAACTTATCGTCGAACTTTCACAGCCCACCTATTCGGTGAACGGCGTGGGCAAAATCGTTGTGGACAAAAAGCCGGACGGCACCAAATCGCCTAACCTGGCTGACTCCGTGATGATTGCCTATGCGCCGATGGAGTTCACCTCGATGGATATCTGGGATTTACTGGCAAGGGGTAAAAATGGCTCGTAAGAAACGCCCGCGCCAGCACAGTGCGGCACCGACAAAGACGATCGACGGTTACGATAACTTTGTATCCCGTCTGGGCCTCCAGTCCGGCAACCTCAGCGGTCACGGCACCTACATGCCGAATTTCACCTCACGTAACCGCGTGCTGCTGGAGTTCGCTTACCGCTCATCATGGATTGTGGGCGCCGCGGTAGACACCATCGCCGATGATATGACGCGCAAAGGTGTCACCATCACCTCGCAGATGGACCATAAGGCAAAAGCCCGGCTGACCGGCCGCTGGGAAGAGTTGTCACTGTGGGAAGGCTTAAGCGACACAATTAAGTGGTCACGCCTTTACGGCGGGGCGGTAGGTGTGCTGCTGATTGACGGTCAGGATATGTCCTCACCCCTGCGCATGGAAACCATCGGTCGCGATCAGTTCAAAGGCATGCTGGTGCTCGATCGCTGGATGCTCAACCAGACCATCACGGAAATTATCACCGAGCCCGGTCCCGACCTGGGCAAGCCAAAATATTATGAGGTGGTGGCCGCGCAAAACGGCATCCCGGCGTGGAAGATTCACCACAGCCGCCTGATCCGCATGGACGGTGTGGGCCTGCCTTACCAGCAGGCGTATACCGAAAACGGCTGGGGTATGTCGGTGGTTGAACGTCTTTACGATCGCATCATGGCGTTCGACAGCGCATCAACCGGCGCAGCGCAGCTGGTGAACAAAGCGCACCTGCGCACTTACAGCATCGAAAAGCTGCGTGAGATTCTCGGGTTTGGTGACGAGCGCGAAGCGGCTCTGATGAAGCACATCGACATGATCCGCCTGTTTCAGTCCATCGAAGGCATGACGCTCATGGACAAAAGCGACGAATTCCAGACGCACAGCTATTCGTTTGCGGGCCTGTCGGACATCCTTTCACAGTTCGGTGAGCAGATAGCCGGTGCAACAGGTATTCCGCTTATCCGCATGCTGGGACAGTCGCCAGCCGGTTTCAGTACCGGCGAATCTGACCTGGCGAATTACTACGACAACGTGGGTTCGCTGCAGGAACGGCGGGAGCGTCGCCCTGTCCGGCGCCTGTTTGAAATCCTTCACCGCTCTGAGTTCGGCACGCCGCTGCCGGATGATTTCGACTTTGAGTTTAATCCGTTGTGGCAGATGTCAGACACTGACCGCTCCACTGTGGCAAAAAACACAGTTGATACGCTTAATGCGGCCATCGACAGTGGCCTGATGCCGTTGCATGTTGCTATGGCGGAACTGCGCGAATCATCCCGCGTAACAGGTATTGGCTCAAACATCACCGATGAGGATATTGAGAATGCCAAAGGGGCCGAGCCGCCAGGGTTCACCGAAGAAAGTGATGACGACGCGCCGGATCCCAAAGCAGGTGCAAATCAGCTACACCACGCAGCTACGCAAGATAGCGCGGGCAGTGGGCGACATCGTAAATGGCCGTTACGATGGTTCAAATGACAGCGTCACCGAAATTATGGATGCGCTGGAGCGCTACAGCGAAATCATTGACGGCTGGGCTTATCAGGTCGCCACGGGCTTTGCCGCGTCCATAGCGCGGCACAGCGAAAAAGAGTGGCGCGAGAACAGCCAGCAGATCGGCGCTGAGCTGCGCCATATCATTAACAACACGCCCACCGGGCATGTCATGCGCAGCATCGTGACCGAGCAGGTGAAATACATCAAATCGCTGCCGCTCGAAGCCGCAGGACGCATTTACGACATCCAGAACCGCGCGATTGAAACCATGGCGGCGGGTGGCCGCGCCGATGCGTTTGCGAAAGAAATCGCGGCTTCCGGTGATGTGGCGGCTTCACGGGCAAAACTCATCGCGCGAACCGAGGTCGGGCGGGCTGTTACCGCGCTAACACAGGCGCGATCAACGGCCAGTGGTTCAATGGGTTACATCTGGCGAACGGCTCATGATGGCGATGTCCGTCACTCGCATGCCGAAATGGAAGGCAAGTTCGTTTACTGGACTGATCCGCCAACGCTGGACGGTATGACCGGCCATGCCGGAGCGCTGCCTAACTGCCGTTGCTGGTGCGAGGTGGTTTTTCCTGACGGTGATTTGATCGCCGCGCCGCATCCTTCGCGCTGACCTAATTACAGCTGCCCTGAGCAGCTTTTTTTATGCCTGAATTTCGCAGGTGGACAATGAAATATTTCTTCAATACCCGGCTCGGGCCTAACCGTTATCTGCTGGGCGATGGCTCGTTGCTGTGCAAAGACGTGCCGATTGCCCGGCTGGGAGACCAGGCCTACCGCGCAGAGGATTTGCCGGAACTCACGCCCGACGATGACGGGGAAATTATCGTCACCCGCTCAGCCGATGAGGTGTTTTCACCCGAGGCGATGGCATCGTTTGAAGGTATGACCGTGGTGATCCTCCATCCCGAGGACGAGGCGGGCGATATTCTTTTTGTGGATCCGGCCAACTGGCGACAACTCGCCATTGGTCATGCGGCCAACGTCCGGCGCGGTCAGGGTGACCAGTCCGACCTCCTGATTGCCGATCTCGTCATAAAAGACGCCCTGGGCATTCAGGCAATCAACGATGGCCTTCGTCAGGTTTCCTGTGGCTACAACGCAGAGTATGACGAAACCGCCCCCGGACGGGCTAATCAGTACGACATCCGGGGTAATCACATCGCGCTTGTTCCTAATGGGCGGGCCGGTATTCGCTGTTCAATAGGAGATGCAATAAGCATGGCAAGTAAAGCAAAGCAGTGGTTAGCCAGCCTGCGCAAGGCGGTGAAAACCAGAGATTCAGCGGCTGCCGAAGAGTTGCTGAATAACGCGCCGGACAACATGGTCGGCGATGACGATGACGACGGCGTAACAACGGTGGTGGTGAAAGTGGAAGGGCCGGAAACGGCTGTTCCGCCTGTCTCGCCCACGAACGCTGTTGCTGATGAAAGCAGCGACCTCGAAACGCGCATTGCCGCTATCGAAGCCGCCGTGAAAGCGCTGACCGACAAGATGGCGCCGCCAACGGGCGATGCTGACGATGACGACGAGAAAAAAGAAGAGAAGAAGATGACCGGCGATGCCGGCTATCAGCAGGACGTTCTCTCACGTGCAGAGCTCATCCTGCCGGGCTTCTCACTGCCTGAAGGCTCCAAAATGGGCACGCTCAAGCGCGAAGTGCTGGGCGCTGCGCTGCGCACCGCTGACGGTCTGAAACTCATCGAACCGCTGTCAGGTAAAAATCCTGATTTCGCCAAAATGAGCATGGAGACCGTGGACAGCATTTTTAACGGCGCGTCTGAACTGGCAAAAAGCCGCAATAACAGCGGCCTTAGCCTTGCGGTGTTCACCGCAAATTCGCAGTCCGGCGATGTGGCCGCGCTGAATGAGAAGAACAAAGATTTCTGGGCTAAGAAGGGGGCCAAATAATGACAGGTCAGTCTATTTATTTAACGCAGCCGTTCAGCTACCCCGGTGCGCTCACCCGTCCGAATCATTCAACGGTAGAGCCTGTCGTGATGGACACAACCAACCCGTTCGCCGGTGACGGTCTGCCGGGTAAAAAAGTGAACGGCAAGTTTGTTCCTCTGGCGGCCGGTGATACTGCCGCCGTGCTGTACGGCATCCGCGTGCGCTCCTATCCGTTCACAAAGACCTGGCCCGCCAGCTGACTAACCCGGCGAACTACACCGGCGATGCGCTGGTGCGTGGCTATATCGGCGTCAAAGTGAATGCCGGTACCGTGGCGGACAACGGGGCGGTTTACATCCGCGTGGGCGGTGCAACGGCAACACAGCCGATCGGCGGTTTCGAAGCCGTGGCGGATGCTACCGCAGCCAATACCGTGCTGGTGACCAATGCGCACTTTATCGGTACCACCGACGCCAACGGCATCGCCGAACTGGCATTCAATATTTAAGGAAAGCACTGAATATGATCACCTACGACCGACAGACCATCGATAATTCCGGTGCGTTCCTGATTGGGCAACTGGAGCGTTTCGATCCGGTTCTCAACATGCCGCTGCTGGCGTACACGTGGAGCCGTGACGTTGACCTGCGCGAAGACGTCTCCATTGCCGACGAAATATCGAGCTTTTCAAACAGCAGTTTCGCCGCGCCCAGCTCAGTGGGCACCGATGGCGAATCGTGGATCAGCAACAGCACCAACGTGATTGCCGGTGTGGATCTGGATATCCAGAAAACCACGCTGCCACTCACGCCCTGGTCGCGCCAGCTGTCATGGACAGTTTTCGAACTGGCCTCCGCGCTGCAGATGGGACGCCCGATTGACTCCCAGAAACTGGAAGCAATGAATCAGACCTACCAGCTGAACGTTGACCGTCAGGTTTACGTGGGCAGCACCATCCTGGGTGTGAAAGGGCTGTTTAACCAGGCGAATGTTAAGACCATTCCTGCCGCCAAAACGTGGGCGTCCAGCACGGCGATGGAGATCGCTAAATCCATCAATGACGGCCTCACCACAGCCTGGAAACAGACTGGACGTGCCGTGGTACCGGATTCGCTGCGACTCCCGCCTGACCAGTATGCGTTGCTGTCCAGTATCATCGTTTCCGATGCCGGTAACCGCTCGCTGCTGGACTACCTGAGTGAAAACACCATCGCCTACAAGCAGAACGGCAAGCCGCTGGACATCCAGCCGGTGAAATGGCTGGAAGCGGGCGCGATGCAGAACGTTAACCGCATGGTGTTCTACACCAAGGACCGCAAGTACGTTCAGTTCCCGCTGGTGCCGCTGCAGCGTACCCCGATGGAATACCGCGACCTGCGTCAACTGGTGACCTACTACAGCAAGGTGGGTGCGGTCGAGCTGCGTTACAGCGACACCATGCTGTACGTGGACGGTATCTGACAACCGGCCCCGCAGGGGCCCATTTCTTTCAGGAAAATCCATGAAACGAATTCGTGTACATACCCCCTTTACGTTCAATGACTCCGAATACAACAAAACGGATTTTGATGTCGGTGTTCATAACGTCAAAAACGAAATTGCCGATCACTGGTTTACGCAGCGCTATGCCGAAGTGCTGGATAAAACGGACAACGGCGGTGAGGGTGCCAGTCAGGCGGAAATTGGTGTACTCAATGCCAAAATCGCTGAGCTGACCACCCAGAATACTGATTTAACGGCTAAAAACGGCGAACTGACCGCTCAGGTCACAGCGGCTGCCGAAGGTCTGACCGAGCGTAATGCGCTTATCGAAGAGCAGAAGCAGAAAATTGCTGAGCTGACGGAGCAGGTCAATGGAGCCAAAAAACAGTAATCTCCCGACCGTCGAGCAGTTCCGCACCGATTTCCCGCAGTTCAATAACTCAACCCTCTATCCCGATACCCAGGTCCAGTTCCGGCTGAATCTGGCTGATATCCAGCTGGATCAGAACCGGCTCGGGCGTCTTTTCCCGTATCTGGTGGAACTGTTCGTCGCGCATTACCTCACGCTGCAGGCGGGTGACAACCGTTCCGCAGCACTGGGGCGTGCGGGCGGCTCCAGCAGCGGGGTTCTTTCATCGAAATCCGTCGATAAGGTGAGCATGAGTTATGACAACTCATCAACGCTCAACCCTGCCGCGGGTTTCTGGAACAACACACGCTATGGCGCTGAGTTTTACCAGACAATCTGCATGTTCGGTGCGGGAGGGCGGCAACTGTGAAATCAGGTCTTGTGCTTCGTGCGGACAATGCACAGGCGGTGCTCGATGCGCTTAAAACGCTGGGCAACCGAGACGTGCTGGTGGGTATTCCGTCTGAGCGCGCTGAGCGCACAGACGGGATGGAAATTAACAACGCCGAACTGGGCTACCTGCACAGCTTTGGTGGCACCATCCGCGTGCCGGAGCACATGACCACCGTTTACCGCCAGATTGATGATGACGGCAGCTTTAAACGCAACGGGCAGTTTGTGCAGCAGGCGAAAAGCAACTTTGCCACGCAGCATAAAGTCGCTGCCTACAGCGTGCAGCTTCCGCCGCGTCCGTTTCTGCACATGGGTATAGCGCAGTCGCGCGATAAGGTGGCCGGGCTGATGAAGCAGGCCGCTTTTGAAGTCCTGAGCGGTAATGCATCTGCCGCCGAAGCCATGCTGAACCGCGCCGGAACGGAGGCGGTAAACGCTGCCAGAAACGTGATCACGGCCGGTGACCAGCTTACTCCGCTTGCCGAAGCCACGTTACGCGCCCGCCGCAGCCGGGGCCGCAGCGGCATAAAACCGCTTTATGACACCGGGCAATTTCTCCGTTCAGTCACCTACGTTGTGAGGACTAAAAATGCCGGATCTTGACGTAACAGACATCCTTTTCGATCCCGACTTTTGCGACACCACCTTAGTTGTAAAGCGCCGCAGCATGACCGTTGATGATGACGGGTTCGGAAAAAATACCGTCACCAGTTCCCCGTTTGCGGGCGTGGTGACGGTAGACAAGGCGCTGGAAAGCCGCAGGCTGGAGGCGGGGCAGGTGGTACATGGTGCGATCCTGATCGTCACCACAGAACGCCTGACGCAGGGCCAGACCGGACGGGATGCGGACATTGTGACGTATCAGGGGCGCGATTACCGCGTCTCGTTTGTCGATCCGTACACCGCATACGGCGCGGGCTTTGTTCAGGCGCACTGCGAACTGTTGCCGTTTGACGGAGGGACGCCCGTTGAGCAGTAACACCACGGGCCAGCCCGGCTGGCTCACCCCGCAGCAGGCCGCGACCGACTATGACACGCCGCTGGACGTGCACCTGAGCCAGTGGATCCGTAACTTGTCGGGGCTGGCAGCCGGGCGCGTCATTGCCCGCTGGCAGCCTGACCAACCCGCCATTCCTCCTGCAGATGTTAACTGGTGTGCATTCGGCATTACGGGCATTGCTGCCGATGCCGGTCCCGCGTTTGTTAACCAGACCGATGTTACCGCTGCACAGTGGCGGCATGAGCTGGTGGAATGCTTGGCCTCTTTTTACGGGCCAGCCGGCCAGCAGGTCGCCGCGCAGTTTCGGGACGGGCTCGCCGTTAACCAGAACAACGACATGCTGGGCCAGTGGGGATTAACGCTGGCGGACTGCGACAGCATCCGGCCCGCGCCGGAACTCATTAACAATCAGTGGGTACGCCGTTACGACGTGATGGTTCGCCTGCGCCGCAAAGTCATCAGCACCTGGGGCATCCAGTCGCTGACCGACGCCCCTTTCAGTATTTCAGGAGAATAACCCATGCCGCAGGGCTTACCCGTTTCAAACGTTGCCAGCGTGGACATTATTATGTCGCCGAGGGCGGCGGCGGGCCGTAACTTTGGCTCACTGCTCATCCTGGGTAGCGCAACCATCATTCCGCTGACCGAACGTATCCGCCTGTATACCTCGGCGGCCAGCATCGGGACCGATTTCGGCACCAACAGTGAGGAATACCTTGCCGCCGTGGCGTATTTCTCACAGTCGCCGACGCCTTCGCAGGTGTATGTCGGTCGCTGGGCGAAAACGCTGGCGGCGGCCGAGGTCGGTAAGGTTGAGACCTTACTCGATGGCGTGAACGCCTGCCTAGGCTTTACCAGCTGGTACGGGCTCGGGGTAACGTATGACGCCGATCGTAAAGACGACGACCTGCTGCCGGTATGCGCCGCGATTGAGTCCTCATCGTTGAGCCGAATTCTTGCCGTCACCACGAAAAACACCGATGCGCTGCTCACTACAGTGAACACCGATATCGCGTCGAAAGTGAAAGCGGCGAAATACAGCCGCACGTTCGTGCAGTATTCCTCCACCAGCAACTACGGGGCAATTTCGGCGTTTGGCCGTGCCTTTACCGTAGATTTTAACGGGTTCGGTACCACCATCACGCTGAAATTCAAGCAGGAGCCCGGCATCACCTATGAAAGCCTGACGCCCGCACAGGCGGCCGCGCTGGATGCGAAGAACTGCAACGTTTACGTGTACTACGCCAACGACACGGCCATTCTGCAGCAGGGCGTCATGGGCAACGGCGATTTCTTTGATGAGCGCCACGGCCTCGACTGGCTGCAGAATTACGTGCAGACCAACCTCTTTAACCTGCTTTATACCAGCGGAACGAAGGTGCCACAGACGGACGCGGGCAACACGCGGATCATGGCGAACGTAGAAGCCTCGATGGACCAGGCAGTGGACAATGGACTGATTGCCCCCGGCGTCTGGAACGGCGGTCAGATTGGCCAGCTTTCCCCTGGCGATACCCTGACCAAAGGGTATTACGTCTACATGGCTGCGATTTCGTCTCAGGCACAGGCTGACCGCGAAGCGCGTAAGTCGGTACCGGTTCAGGTGGCCTGTAAGCTGGCGGGAGCAATCCATTACGCCAGCGTTCAGATTAACGTCATGCGCTGAGGAAAATAATCAATGAGTGGTGCATTCAGTTTTATGGATATCACGGCCTCGCTGACGGGGCCGACCGGCGTTATCGATCTGGGTTACGGTTCAGCAAACTCTGACGAGGGGATCGTGGTCACCATGTCGGAGGCCAAAAACACCATGACGATCGGCGCTGACGGTGAGGTGATGCACAGCCTGCATGCAGGCAAAGCCGGGACCGTCACCGTCAACCTGCAGAAAACGTCACCCGTGAACAAGAAACTTTCCCTGATGTACAACGCGCAGTCGGTTTCGTCTGCGCTGTGGGGCAATAACGTGATCGTGCTGCGCAACAAGTCGTCCGGTGACATCGTGACCGCACGCGCCTGTGCATTTCAGAAACAGCCAGACTGGAACAACCCGAAAGTGGCCGGCAACGTCTCATGGGTGTTTGATGCGGGTAAAATCGACGAAATCTTAGGGGAGTTCTGATAATGCAGTTTGAAATTAAAGGTATCCGCTACAGCGCTCATAAGCTGAGCGTGTTCGACCAGCTTAAAGTGTCCCGCAAGCTGCTGCCGGTGCTGGCCGGTATGCTGGGGGATTTTCAGGCGCTGCGTGAATCGTCACAGGGCGGCAATGTCAACAGTACCATTGAAACGGTGCTGCCAAAAATTGCCGATGCGGTGGCGGGGCTGAGTGAAGAAGACACCAACGCGATCATCTTTCCATGCCTGGCGGTCGTTCAGCGTGCCCACGGTAAAGACCGCTGGGTGCCGGTAATGCAGGGCAACGATCTGGCGTTCGACGACATTGACCTGTTCAGCATGCTGCAGATTGTCGGTCGCGTGGTGGGCGACAGCCTGGGAAATTTTTTGCCCGCACCCCAAGACAGCGTGACGGAGGGCCAGCAGCAGCAGGGCTGATACTCGATACGCTGCCGGACGGAGAGGATTTTCTGATGCGCCCTGTCATTGAGGGCGTGTGTCGCTATGAATCCCTCACAGACGGAAAGTTAGACCTCGCCGATTTTGCCCGTATGAACGACTGGCTGGATTTGAAAGCCGATAACGACGCCCGTATAGCCCGCTGGAGAGCCGCGAATGAACGCTGATGTAATCAAGGATTTCCTGATCTCCCTGGGCTTTCAGGTGGACGAATCCGGCGCCCGAAAGTTTGATGCCACGATAGCAAACACCACCCTGCAGGCGGTTAAGCTGGGCGCGGCGGTTGAGGCGGCTGCGTTTTCAGTGGTTGCCTATGCGGCGAAGGTAGCGAGCAGTCTGGACAGCCTTTACTGGGCGTCCCAGCGTACTGGCGCAACGGTCGCGGGTATCCAGCAAATCGGATTTGCCGTGTCGCAGCTGGGCGGTACCGTGGCGGGGGCGCGGTCTTCGCTGGAAAGTCTCGCTCACTTCATGCGCAACAACCCGGGCGCGGAGGGCTTTCTCAACCGCTTGGGCGTACAGACGCGTGATGCCCAGGGCAACATGCCCGACATGGCCAGCATTTTTACGGGCGTGGGCGATAAACTGCGCACTATGCCGTATTACCGCGCCAACCAGTACGCGCAGATGCTGGGCATTGATGAAAACACGCTGATGGCGATGCGCCGGGGTGTGGGCCAGTTCTCCGCACAGTATACGCAGATGGCAAAGGCCATTGGCTATAACGCCGATGCGGCCGCCGTGAGCTCTAACCGTTTTATGACCTCTCTGCGCTCGTTCGGCGAAATGGCGGTAAGCAGGTTATCGACAACTTCCCGAAAATCGAAGCTGCGCTGACAGGCGGGATAAAGCTCATCCTCTGGCTGGCTGATTCTGTCGGCAAGGTCGTATTCCGGCTCATCGAGGCGGCGGGCGATATCCGGGACTGGTGGAACACGCTGGACAAGAGCACGCGCCAGCTCATTGAGATATTCGGTGCGCTGATGGTTGCCTGGCGATTGCTGAACACCGCCTTTCTGACGTCGCCAGTTGGGATTGTCACCGCGCTGGGCCTGGCTATTTTTGCGCTGTATGACGATTACAAGGTGTGGAAGGAAGGCGGCAAAAGCCTTATCGACTGGAAGAAATGGCAGCCGGATATCGATGCGGCCCTGAAAGCCATCAAAGAACTCAGGTCATCGATCAGGGATGCGGGCGATCAGGTTGCACGACTGCTGAATATCGACCTGAAAAACTGGACGCTAAAAGGTGATATCGCCAGCCTGACCAAGCAGTTTGGCGAATTTGGCAAAATGCTGTCGATGATTGGTGACCTCCTGAGCGCCATCAACGAGGGGCGCTGGTCCGATGTAGCCCGTATTGGCAGCCAGATACTTCATCAGGGTAAAGAAAACCCTGATGCACTTCCAGTTGTATCGTCGAGCGCCAACAGCGCGGCAGACTGGGTGAAAAGCAAAACCGGTTTCGATCCGCGCAGTATCGGCCAGGTTGTTGGCGGCCTGTTTGGGGGTAATCTCCCTGACCGGAATAACAACCCCGGCAATCTTCGCCCGGTCGGCGGTGGCGGCTTTCGTACATTCGATAATGCTCTGGAAGGCTGGGGCGCGATGCGCAATCAGCTTATGCGCTACTTCACCGGTAAAACTACCGGAAAAGCGCTCCAGACTATCACCGATATCGTGTCTACCTGGGCACCTTCCAGCGAAAATGACACCGGCAAATACATAAACGATATCTCGAAGTGGATGGGCGTATCGCCGGATGTGGCGCTGAATCTCAACAATCCGCAGGTGATGACGTCGCTGATGCAGTCGATGGCGCGGAAAGAAGGGTTCTCCAACTGGAACAGCCCGCTTGCTGGTCAGGCAGCCGGCGCATCAATGCACCAAGAAACCGTCATCAACATTCACGGTGTATCTGATCCGCGTGAAGCGGGCAACATCATTGCAGACAAGCAAAATCAGGTTGCTGCACGCGCAACGCAGCAGATGAACAGGGGTAACTGATGGACATACTTTCGGTACTGCTGCACCAGCGTACGAGGAAGATCGGCATCATCATTCCTGATGTGGTAATCAGCGAAAAGCACAGCGACGTGCTGGAGATAACAGAGCATCCTGTTGAACGGGTGACGTCTGAGGCCGCAGGCGCAAGTGCTGACGGCGCGGGATTTGTTGCCGATCACGCCTACCGGCGTGCCTCTGAACTGGTGATGGAAATTGGCTTTTCCGGGGGCGGTTCTGTACTGGACCTGCTTAACACCTCAGCCATTGGCCTTTCGCTGGGAAGCAGCCCCAAAGAAATCTACGTCCAGTTGCTGGATCTGCAGCGCTCTCGCCAGCCGTTCGACGTTGTAACAGGCAAGCGCCTTTACAGCAATATGCTGATTCGCGTTCTGGACGTCACCACGGACAAAGCAACGGAAAATGTGCTTATGGCCACGCTGACGCTTCGCGAAGTCATCACCACGCAGGCGCAGACTATCAAGGGCGCGCCAAAAGAAAACATGGCGCTGGGTGCAAACACTAGCGCCGTGCAGGACAGCGGGGTGAAGACGCCCAAGCAGCCTTCTGAATCCATCCTGAGATCGGCAGTATCCGCAGCGAAAGGTTTTTTTTCATGACCATCACCGAAATGCCGTTACAGCCCCAGAACCAGACATTCAGCACCACGATAGCGGGCAGCCTCTATAAAGTCACCGTTATCTGGCGCGCCGGATGCTGGTATCTGGATTTAAGCGACAGCACTGGTACGCTGATCGCGGGCAGTATCCCGCTGGTTAGCGGCGCAGATCTGCTGGGTGCTTATGCCTATCTGAATCTGGGCTTCTCGCTTTTTGTGGTCTGTGATGCTGATGGTCAGGATTACCCGACAGAAAACGACCTCGGTATTCGCAGTCATCTCTTTATCCGGACGGAGTAAATCATGTCACAAAACTGGATGCGCCATTTTGAGTTACAGCTGCTGAATGACAAGGGCGACGGGATAGCGCTTACCGATCTGAAAGTCACCTTTAACATTCAGAAAATGCCCGCGACGATTTTTAACGGGTTCGTGGGCGACTTCAAAATTTACAACCTGTCGCCGGCTACGCAGAACCGCATCATGTCGCAGGAGTTTACCCGCATTCAGGTGATTGCCGGGTATAACGGTAACCCTGATGAGGCGGGTAATTATCCCGATCGAAACGTGGGCCTGATTTTTAATGGTGATATCCGTTTTACCGTTGCCGGTAAAGATAATGTCACCGACTCCTGGCTGCTGCTACAGTGCATCGACAGCTGGCAAGGGCATTTATATGCGTCCGTCAGAACCACCGTGGCAGCCGGCTGGAAATATGCTGACCTGTTCGAAGCGGGTATGAAATCTTATCAGCCGTATGGCATCACGGCCGGATCGGTACCGGATTTTCCGGATACCGTTTTTCCTCGTGGTCGCGTGCTGGTGGGTAATACCTGTGACGTGATGTACAGCCTGGCCAGAAAATGCGATGCCAACTGGTGGTATGAAAATAATCAGGTCAACATCGTTCCTGAATCTAAATACATCGATGAGGTGGTAGTGCTTAACTCCAGTACCGGGCTGATCGGCATGCCTCAACAGACGATGGGGGCAGGGGTTAACGTCCGCTGCCTGATTAATCCGGCCATCAAGCTGGGCGGTCTGGTTCGCCTCGATCAGGCATCCGTCTATCGCGTGGCTCTCAGTAATGAGCAAATCGGCATGTCACCCGCCAGGCTTAATGAAAGCGCCAGCGACGGCAATCTGTATGTTGATGGCATCCCAGGTTCGCAACCGGCCGCAATAAATACTGATGGTGATTACACCGTAGGCAGTATTGATTATACTGGTGATACGCGGGGGCAGAACTGGTACATGGATTTACTCTGTCTTGCCAAAGGTGCCAAAGAACTCCAATCCTCCAGTACCATTAGTAGGGTTTTTACAGCTGAATGAAAAAATATCTCTTAGCTTTCATGTTCCTTCCAGCCGTCTCTTTCGCAAATGGAATGCAATGTGGTCCGTTCAGTTTGGCCGATGGACATGATGGCCTGATGCACATCAATGGCCAGGCACCTGAAACGCAAAAGATGACTTTCCTTAAGCAGAAGGACGATTTCGATAACGTCATGATGCAGTGGATGTTGCCGGATGCGAGCGTGGGCCGCTGGCTGGGTCTTGACTACGTAAAGCGTAATGGGAAGGCGATTCTCAACGTCGAGGTGATCCGCAAAAACATGGACGAGCCGCGCCAATTCTGGACCTACGACTGCAAGCGGGTTAAGTAACTATACTGTTTCAGTATATGGAAACGTCTGATTTATCACCATCCGAAGATGTCTGACATATATCTTCAAAAGAAGCCTAAAGCCTTCCAGTAACTGAACCGATAACTACTTCACGTACCAGTCAATCACACTACAACGGTTACAAGCTATCTCTAAGAACAAGTTGCACCATGTACCTAGAGGTAATACACTCATTGTAACGGAAATGGTTACAGCTGGTGCCAAAACAGTCACATTAATCATTCCGTCTTCATGTTTCAGTAATCACTGAGGCATTTTTTTACACCGAATTCAGAGGTATATCCATGGGTCACGCACAGAAAAAGGCAGATCGGCTTTACATTCCGCCTCGTGACAAGAGCATAGTAGCTACTCCGCGAGCAGCATTAGGAGCCGATGCAACGCATCAAGATCAGGTCATTATGGCTTTTGATTTCGGCTTTACACGCTATGAGAAAGCCATGGAAGACCTGTCAAAGGTCTGAATGAATGATTGTTATCGAAGGGCAATTCGTTGATGGCGTTCATTACCTCAGTTCCGAAGACATCATTGTAATAAACAAAGCTCTTATACAGGCTCAGACACCGGATGAGCCTGTTTCAGTTTTAAGCCATCACCTATTAGGTTCCTCTCAGTCAAGACCCAGCATAGCCAGATGTTATGAGCAAACAGAGGACATGTACTATCTGGCCTCACTTCTGATCGAAAGCCTCATTCAAAACCATTGCTTTGCTAACGCTAACAAGCGTACAGCTATGATGTCGGGATATATTTTCCTTTTGCTTAATGGTTATGAGCTTACAGCTCCAGGCGATGATATTGTTGAAATGGCTGAGGGACTTGCCTGTAAGTTTTACTCGCGTGAAGAACTTGAGGACTGGCTTGCATACTGGGGACGTAGTTTTGACACTAGGTATTTATGCTTGAAGTCCAGCCATCCTTATATGAGTTTTATGCAAATTGATATTGATTTGACCGACGCAAAATAAACTCTTTCTTTCTTCCTTTTACAAAAAGCTCCCTTTAGGATTAAACCTACAAAACCTCTTGGGAAAGCAAAATGAAAAAATTACTGGTCGCTGCATTAAGCATATTCATCCTATCGGGTTGTAAACCTACTGACGATCAGCTTATCAAGGTTGGAAAAGAAGGACTTTTACAGAATCTCAAGGATCCTGAAAGCGCTCAGTTCAAGGATATGTTTTTTCATCCCGATGAAAAGCAGAAAAATTCTGTAGCGAGTGGCTATGTTTGCGGAGAACTTAACGCAAAAAACTCTCTTGGTGGATACGTCGGCTTTTATAATGTTGCTATTCGTGTAGTCGCAGAACCCAGATGGTATTTCCCTGTTTTAGGAATAACTTATTCAGTGTCTGATCCTTTCAGAGTAGATGACGGTGATGGACTTCAGACAAGAAATGACAAGTTATATATGTATTTAACTAAATGTGGAAAGGCCAAATGAACCCAACCCGCTTCGGCGGGTTTTTTTATGCCCGGAGAAAAGTAAATGCCCGTTTCGTTAAATTCTCAGGTAGGCAGCAGTGAGCACATGAGTTCGCAGCTGTACAACACCATTTTTTCCATGTTGCGCGTATCTTTACCCGGAATAGTCCAGTCGTTCGATCCGGCGACATGCACCTGCACGATTCAGCCCGCTATTGCAGGTCAGGGAGTAGATGAAAATGGGAAGATTCAGTCAGCGCCATTACCGATGCTTACTGACGTGCCGGTTATCTTTCCGCGTGGTGGTGGCTGCACAATTACATTTCCGGTGAAAGCCGGCGATGAATGCCTGGTGATTTTTTCTGATCGCTGTATCGATTTCTGGTGGCAAAACGGTGGAGTGCAGGAGCCTGTCGATCCGCGTCAGCATGATTTGTCAGATGCCTTTGCCATCGTTGGCCCACAGTCACAGGCGCAGAAAATATCGGGTATCAGCACTACATCTGTTCAGGTTCGCACCGACGATGGCAGCAGCTTTATCGAACTGATGCAGGGCGGCAATGTGAACATCACCACGCCACTGCTTACAGTGAACGGCAATGTTCAGGTTAACGGTACTGTGACATCTACCGGCGACCAGGTGGCGAAGGGCATCAGCCAGACCGGACACGTTCACAGCGGCGTGCAGTCGGGAAGCAGTCAGACAGGTGGCCCGCAATGAGATACAGGCGCGAAGATAGTGACGGTGATTATACGTTTGGACAGGGTGATGACACCTGGCTGATTAACTCACCGGAGGCAGTGGCGCAGGCTGTTAAGACCAGGTTTCTGCTCTGGTACGGTCAGTGGTTTCTCGATACAACAGCGGGAACGCCATGGATTCAGTCCGTGCTCGGAAAGCAGAAGCCTGAAACCTACAACCTTGCCATACGTCAGCGCATCCTTGAAACACAGGGCGTTAACTCAATTATTTCATTCACCACTGACCTCAACACCAAAACGCGCCGGGTGACGTTCACGGCGACGATCGACACCATCTACGGGACAACGACCGTTAACAGCGAGGCGTAATGGCTCTCAACTTAGACACGCTGGGTTTATCGGCAACGGTAAACGCCCAGGGGATCAGCGCGCCTGATTACCAGACAATCCTGTCCTCAATTACCGGCTATTTTCTGCAGATATATGGTGCGGATTCTTATCTCGATCCCGACAGCAAGGATGGACAAATGGTGGCGCTGGTGGCGCTGGCCATTCATGACGCCAACAATACCGCGATTCAGGTTTACAACTCGTTTTCCCCGTCAACAGCCATGAGCGACGCACTTACACGTAACGTCAAAATAAACGGCATTGGTCGCAACGGTGAGACGCGTTCTGTGGTGGATTTGGTCTGTATCGGCACAGCCGGCCAGACTATCACCAATGGCTCAGTAAGGGATGCGAATAACATCATCTGGAATTTGCCAGCCTCGGTCGCCATACAGCTGGGAGGTCAGGTTACAGTCACAGCTACATGTGCGACGCCTGGCGCAGTGGCGGCGATGCCGGGAACAGTGAACCAGATAAACACGCCGACGCGCGGCTGGACATCTGTTAACAACCCGTCAGCGGCTACAGTAGGTACAGCTGTGGAGCAGGATTCAGCACTGCGGATCCGCCAGAGTCAGAGCGTTGCGCTGCCATCTCTTACCCCTTTCGCCGCGCTGGACGGGGCAATAGCAAACGTGGCAGGTGTGACACGTCACAAGCTCTATGAAAATGACACAGGAAGTCAGGATGCAAACGGCCTTCCGGCGCATTCGGTCGCGGCCATAGTTGATGGTGGGGACGTCACCGCAATCGCCCAGACTATCATCGGTAAGAAAGGACAGGGGGTTTCTACGTTCGGTAGCACATCCGTTCTGGTACCGGACTTTTGGGGAAATCCACACACGATTTATTTTTCCAGACCTTCGCCGGTGCCTGTATTCGTGGCAATCACACTCAAGGTTTTCACTGGGTACACAACGCAGGTAGGGAACGACATTAAAACGGCGATAGCGGCTTACATCAACTCGCTTTCGATTGGTGATGATGTCTTGCTCTCCCGTGTGTATTCCCCGGCTAACCTGGGTGTGATGAGCGGCGGTGAAAGCCGGTATTACGACATCAACAGTCTCCAGATCGGGAGGACTGCTGGTGGCGTGACTGCCGCCAACATCATCACTGCCTATAACGAGGCCGTAACGTGCTCGGTTAATAACATCGTGATAACGGTGGCGTCATGAGTAAGTACACCGATTTGATTACGAATTATCACGCCGGAAAGCCGAAGTTTGTTGCCCATGTAGACCTTTCAACACGTCCATTTACCGATGTATCCAAAGCGCTTAACGGGTTACTTTCTGCGTTTGATATCGATACTGCAACTGGGAAGCAGCTGGATATCCTCGGCGAATGGATTGGCCGGTCTCGCATCGTCAGTCAGCCTATTTCCGGTATTTACTTTTCATTCGACACGGACGGGCTCGGTTGGGATCAGGGAGTCTGGCAGGGACCGTATGACCCGGATGCAGGTTTTACCAGCCTTAGTGACGATGTGTACCGCGTCATTCTAAAAGCAAAAATCGCTATAAATAACTGGAATGGCCAGAACGATGCGCTTCCGCCAATTCTGAATACTGCTCTGGCAGGTTCCGGCCTGAAAATGCAAATCGTCGATAACCAGGACATGACGATATCCGTCTGGGTATTCCCGGAAACCGATATCAGTAATGTTTCGCTTGAGCTCATATCTGCAATTAAACAAGGTTATCTGACGGTTAAAGCCGCTGGCGTCTGGGCTGGCGATATTCAAACCCCCTCGATACTTACACCATCGGCTGGAAATCAGTTCTTTGGTTTTGATCTCGAAAATGAATACATAGCCGGATTTGATGAAGGCGCATGGGAGAAAAAACTGTAATGGCAACTAATAATTTTAAAGCGTTCGCGACAGCCAATGGAGCCAACGTTACAGCACAATCTGATTATGAGGCGTTGACTGCCTTGTTAACTGGTTTTCAGAGCGGAAAGGCATCTTCGGCGCAAATAAATAAAGCTATCCGTCAAAGCAGTACAATCGCAGCTGTTGTAGCTCAGTACATTGCAAACAATTCCGGCAATGATGTGCTGGATAACGGTGATACAGCAGGCATCCTGGCTAATCTGATTTTAGCCATTCAGTCATCTGTTAAAGGTACCGCAATACCTCTGCTCACCGGCGTTACTGGTGAAGCACGTAACGTCAGAATGAGCATTACCGCTGCCTCAGCCACGGCTACGATTACCGCTGATGAAGTGATTGTGAGTACAGGACTGGGTGGAAATCAGTACCGCGTAGCCAACGTAAACAAAACCATCAACATCGGCACTGCCGGGTTAGGGGGAATGAACACTGGATCTGCGCCAAATCCGGGGTTTGTAGCCATTTATCTCGTTTATAATCCCACAACGGGCGACTCTGCGTTGGTGGCGGTGAACGCAACATCCTCAAAGGCTCCTGAAAGCTTTGGTGTATTCAGTCAATTTCCGGCTTATACGGCAAGTGCTCTGTTGAGTGTATGGCGCTGCTACTCCGGAACACTTGCAGTTGGAGAACAGTTCGGAAGATCAATTTACACAGCCGATCTTACTCTCGTTGCTCTGTCAGGGAACGTTAGTTCGTTAACCGTCTTGAACATTTCACCCTACATCCCCATGAATGCGAAAGTATGGAATGGATATGGTTTGATCAACGGAACTTCATCGGCAGTGAATAATAACTTCACAATCTCCGGCACGCCAGGTTCGGTGGGTATAGTCGCTATCGGTACGGGAAACTCAGGAAATTTGTCCTCATTTGCTGATGTGCCTATTCCCGTTCCGCAAACGACCTACTATCTGATGCAAACGAGTGGCACTTTTTCAAATGGTTCAATCCACACTACAGGGTACAAAATATGACATCGGTTTATGTTGTTTTTAAGGACGACACTCAAAAAGAAGTGGCTACTGCATTTCCGGGCCCGCAGGATGAAAGCGTTTACCCTGGAATTACTGAGCTTGATGATAAAGATGAGCGGTACACAAGTTTTATGCAAAAAGCTAACAGCTTCTTCGGAGCGACGACCTGAACGGCTTTTTAATACTGATACAGTTAGAGAAGGGAATGGGCTGAAAGTAACGAAGATTTTTTTACAATTAGACACAAACAGAAAAGCCTCGGACCGAAGTCTGAGGCTTTTTCTTTGGATCCAACTGCGCGTGCATTTCACGTGCACTTGTTTTTCTTATCAAGGTCCACTTACTGTCTGGTCAGCGTCCGTAAATGGTTGTTCTGACTACCATTGTCCGGGTGTGGTCCTGTCAAAAATGGTGGAGCTGGCGGGAGTTGAACCCGCGTCCGAAATTACTACACCGTCGGCACTACATGCTTAGTACAGTCTTTACATTCGCCGGTCAGCTGCGGACAGACACGCCACTAACAGACTAGCCTGATTCAGTTTAACGCTTCAACCCCAGGCAAGGCATCCACGCGATCTCTTTTGGGTTTGACCTCTCTTGATCCCCGTCCTAAGAGCGGAGGCTAGGGAGAGAGGGCTCTAAGCAGGTTATTAAGCTGCTAGTGCGTAGTTTTCGTCGTTTGCGACTATTTTTTTGCGGCTTTTTACGAGGCCAACCGCCCCTCGGCATGCTCCTAAGGCTTCACAATCCCGTCGAATCCAGAATCAGCCCCAGAACTTCAAATACTAGCAAAAAAGCGTATCGAAATCCAGTGTTTAACGATTGGCGTTCTTCATGATACGCGCTTTATCCATTTGCCATTCGCGATCTTTGATGTCATTGCGCTTGTCGTGCTCTTTCTTACCGCGAGCAACGCCAATCTTTAGCTTACACCAGGCGTTCTTCCAGTAGAGCGACAGCGCCACAACGGTATAGCCTTCGCGGTTCACACGGCCGTAAAGTGAGTCCAGCTCACGCTGCTTTAACAGCAGTTTACGGCTGCGGGTAGGATCGCAGACCACATGCGATGAAGCCACCGCAAGCGGCTGAAAGGTGGAGCCGAACAGATAAGCTTCACCATCACGCAGCAGAATGTAGCTGTCGCTGATGTTGGCTTTACCTGCACGGAGTGATTTAACTTCCCATCCCTGTAGCGACAGGCCGGCTTCGAACTCTTCTTCAATGAAGTATTCGTGGCGGGCGCGCTTGTTCATGGCAATGGTGGCAGAACCGGGTTTGTGTGCTTTTTTCTTTGTCAT